TCTAAAACAATACATAACCGAAAGTCTTAAAAGTTACAACTATACTATAAAGATTGCTGGTGATGTGGATAAAAACTTTATAGATATGTTTAAATACAATCTAAACAAGTTTGATCCGATCCGAATCAGCGATCCAGTGAAAACACCTATACAGAAAGATCCATATGGATTTCCTAATTTAGCAAATCAATCTGTAACTATTATTAAAGCAGACTTTAGATACCCAGCTACTGAACCTATGATTCAGCAAATTGCTCAACTTCTAGGATACAACGTTAACATGGTTCGTGTTATCAGCAGTCAATATGATGATAGCATTAATAGCGAAGCTGAAGGCTATGCTAATGAAATGAAAGATAGCCCACTACTTACACATGAAGAAATGGGTGAGCAACCAGGTGCTAAAGAAGCAAATAAAGCATACGGTGATAGTTATCTATCAAGTATCAAAGACCAAATGAAGGGTTCAACTATTGATATCCCTTATGCAGGACAAAAAACACCAAACTCGTTTGATCCATTCAAGCCATATTTGGATGATGAAAAAATGGGCGATAAGAGTCCAATGAGTACAATTAAACGCCCACCAAAGCCAGCAACTGGCGCTAGCGTATCAAAATAAAAGGAACATATAACATGGATTTCAAAAGTTTATTATCACAACTAGACCAGTTGAACGAAGCAAAAGAAAAAACTAAAACTGGCTTAAAGCATACTGCTGAGCCAGGTGGTTACGGTCGTAAAGACGATGAAGATGATGAAGGCAATAAAGTTAAATCTACTGCTGTCAAAAAAGGCAAAGGTCGTCCTAAGAAAGATGCTGATGATTCGGGCGAAACTAAAAAGTATGACTTCAGTGCATTTGGCGTTAAGTCCGGCAAAGATGTTAAACTACCTAAGCATGATAAAAAGAAAACTACAGTAGTTAAAGGTAAATCACAAAGCCATGCCTCTAATAAAGTAGATGACGGTACTGATCCTGGTGAAGAACCTAAAACAAAGAAAAAAGGTCTAAAAGAATATTTTGATTCACTAGATAAAGCATTGAACGAAGCTGAACAGATTCAAATCAAACCAGCAAGTCAAATGCCTAAAATGCCTGGTCAGACTTCAATGGGTCAAAAGCCAGCAATGCCAGGTCAACCGCAACAAGTTGCCGGACAACCACAGAAGCAAACACAAGTTATTGCTCAAGGTAACAAGACATTAGGCACAGTTGATAACCCACAACTAGCACAACAGATTAAACAATCTATTGGTAAAGGCGAAATGACTTTGATGCCAAATCAAATGCATGAAGAAGATATTGGTAAGCACAACAATGCTACTACAGGCTTTGACGCATTAGTTCGTAAACTAACACCTAAGTATGGTGCAGAGGCAGCTAAACGTATTGCAGGTGCACAACTAAAGAAAATCCGTGAAGCCGATCAACCACCAAACGATAGTTTGTTGAGTCCAATCAGTGAAGCACGTGCTAAAGCCGATGACAAAGCTGAAAAAGCAGGTAAGAAAGTTACTAAAGATTTAGAATACGATATGAAGCACAAAGGTAAGGATGACGATAAAGCCGAGAAAGCCGGCAAGAAAGTTACCAAAGATATTGAGTATGATGAGAAACATAAAAAGACAGTAAAAGAAGCGGCTAAGCCAGACTTCTTAGACCTAGACAAAGACGGCAACAAGAAAGAACCAATGAAAAAAGCCGCAACAGACAAAAAGAAAGTAAAAGAAGGTATGGATCATAGATTAAAGGCAGCCCGCCATATGGGTAAAGCACATGCTCTTACTAAAGAAGGCTATAATTGCCGTTACGATGACATGGAAGAATCAAGACACTATCACGAAGGCTACAAAGAAGGTCTAGATGAGTGTTATGGTCAAATGCCAATTCAAGGTTATGTAGGTGAAGCAAACAATGAAGTAGCTGATATGGCTAGTTATGGTGCACATACACCTACCATGGAAGATGAATTAGATGAAGTCAGCCGCGGTGAATGGATGAAGCAAAAAGCTAAATCTACCCCTGGAGATACCTTTAAAGCATTTGGACAAACTTTTAAAGATAAAGAAGTTGTAGAAAGTCCATTCTTTGAAGCATGGGATAAAGAATTAAATGCTATTTTAGAAGGTAAAGACGTTACTGAAGGTATGACTGTATCTATCAGCAAAGGTCAACAAGGTATGCCCGATTCAGTAAGTGTTTCAGCACAAGATAGTGAAGCTGACCAATTATTAAGTATTATTAAACAATCTGGTTTAGGTTTGTTTGGTGGAGATGATGCTGGTCAACCTCAATCAGCACAACCAATGACAGTTGACGGTGGTGAAGGTCCTCAAGCTGATATTGCAGTAGTAGACGACCATGATGACATGTTATCATTAATTCGTAAGATGACTGGTCAAGGACCTGCACAATCAAACAGTGATTATGAAGAAGAAGGTGGTGAACCTGCTCATTCACATGAAGAAGGTGAAGAAGAACCCTGTAATGAATGCGGTGGTATGATGGAAGAAGGTCATGCATGTGGTGAAGCAGTTGAAGAAGATGAGTCAATGGATCAACGTGAGTATGAAGTTGCAGAAGAAATTAATCCTAACAACAATGATGAAGCTGAAGAAGAACAATCAGATGCTACACGTGATGCCGCACTAGCAACAGCAGCCGGTAAAAACTTTGCTGATACTGATGCTCCGCTTGAAGAAGGTGGCGACGGTGGAGAAGCGTCTGATGCAGGTGCAGAGGGTGTGGATATAGCTGATGTAGCTGATGAAACACAAGAAGATTTAGAAGAATCATTAGCCAATGGTAATGATGACACGTTTGAAACTGATATTGACTTTATGACTAAAGTTATTTCAGGTGGTTTAAACAAGCAAAAATCTACTGGTCAAACAACAATTCCAGTTGTATCTACTCAAGTAAATCGTTTAGGTAGCCCAATGAAGGAATCTACTGATTTATTACATGATTGGAAGAAATTAAGTGGTATTAAGTAATTAATAGTACTCAAAAGTACCCGGCAATAGTCGGGTATTTTTTTGGGCTATAGTCTTTATAAAAAAACGATAAATACTCTATATGACTGTTCCCATTATGGAAAAATGAGAGTAAGTACAAATATGAAAAGATACCATATGAATAATTGTAAACAGAAAGAGAAGGTGGTAGGATGACCCAGCAGTACATAGATTTTGGTACCTTCCCGGATGATCCAGATGCGGATGCCATCAGAACGGCATTCCAAAAAGTACAAAATAACTTCAATGAATTATATGCAACAACAACTAGTGGTTCAGTAACATCTGTTAATGGTGGTGCAGGAGTTAGTGTTAATACACCTACCGGCAACGTTATTGTTTCTGCAAATATTGCATGTGTTCAAGTAGCAACATCATCATTAAGTATAGGTATAGGTGGTAATGGACTTACTACTGCAATACTAAGTAACACTTCACAAACATTATATATAGATATAAACCCATCAAATGTTTTTTCAGCTAATTTTGCAGCCAATTCAAGTGGTGGATTAGCAAATATAACCGGAACACTAACAGCCGCAGCCAGTAGTCAGCCCAATCTAACAACCGCGGCCAATTTAACAACAATAGGTACACTAGGTAATTTAACTGTAACCGGCAATATAACTGGTGGTAATTTAGTAACAGCTAATTATTTAACAGGTGTATTAACTTCATCATCTCAACCAAACATTACTACTATAGGAAATTTAGGTAATCTCGTAGTTACTGTTAATAGTAATTTAGGTAACTTAGCAACAGCTAACTTCTTTAGTGGTGATGGTGGATTACTAAGTAATATACAGGTTACAGCAGGAACCTCAATTATTAATGGTACAAGTAATGTAGTAGTGGGAGCAAGTAGTAATGTTAACATTAGTGTAGCAGGTAATACTAACGTTATTACTGTCACTGGCACCGGTGTAAATGTAACTGGATATTTAACATCATCTGGTAATATTACAGCAACTAATGCAAGTTTAGGTAATGCAGTAACTGCTAATTTCTTTATTGGTAGTGGTGCAAATTTAACAAATATTGCAGGTGCCAATGTATCAGGTACCGTAGCTAATGCAACATATGCCGTGACAGCTGGTACCGCTAATTCAGTTAGTGGAAGTAATGTTTCCGGTGCAGTAAGTTATGCAACAACAGCAAATAGTGTAGCCGGTGCTAATGTATCAGGTGCTGTTAGTTTAGCTACATCTGCAACAACAGCAAATAGTGTAGCCGGTGCTAATGTATCAGGTGATGTAGCTAATGCTACATATGCAACTAGTGCAGGTAGTGCTACAAGTGCTACTACTGCAGGTACCGTAACAACTGCGGCACAACCAAATATAACAAGCGTTGGCACATTAAGTACACTAGCAGTTACAGGTAATATAACAAGTGAAAATGTAAATGCAACTGGTAATATTTCAGCGGTAAACTTTATTGGTAATCTTGTTGGAAATATTTCAGGTAATATCGTAGTTCCGGGAAGTAACACCGAAGTATTATTCAATAATAATGGATCTGCTGGTACAAGTAACGCTTTCACTTTTAATCAGTCTAGCAATGTAATGACATTGAGTGGAAATATTATTACTGGGAACGTATTTGCCAACTCAGGCACAATACGTGCCACAACAGTTACTGGTACATTAACAACTAATGCTCAACCAAATATTACAAGTGTGGGGACGTTAACTGGGTTAACTGTTAGTGGTGTAACTAATTTAGGTAGTAATAGTAATGTAATTATTACCGGCGGTAATGCTAATGCATTTTTAATGACAAATGGTTCAGGTAATTTGTCATGGATTTCTGGTACAGTATCACCTGTACCGGGTAGTAATACACAAGTTGTCTTTAACGAGGCGGGCAGTTTCTCAGCTAATTCTGGGTTAACATTTAATAAAACAACAAGTACATTATCTGTTGCTAACATCACCGGAAATCTGACAACTAGTACACAAGCTAATATCACTGAAATAGGTACATTAAAATATTTAATTGTTAGTACTGCAAATGGTGGTACAGGTAATATTAATGCAATTAATGTTATTGGTACACATTATGGTGCGGCAACTGGATTAACTTCTATACCCGGAGCCAATGTATCAGGTACTGTAGCTAACGCTACATATGCAACTAGTGCAGGTAATGCTACTACCGCAGGTACTGTGACTACTAATGCTCAACCAAATATTACAAGTGTTGGTACGTTAGCTAATTTAACAGTAGGTAATACAATTACATCCAATGGTACTTCTGTATTATCAGTATTTTCTAGACGAACAAGTATATCGGTTACTACAAATACAATAATTGATACTTTCCCTACAAATTCATACCGAGTAGCAAAATATACAATACGTGCTTCTGATACAACCGGCTATCAGGCTATTGAGGTTCTGTTAGTCCATAACGGAATAAATAGTACTATAACTGTATATGGAAGTTTATCAACTACAAATAATGATATTATAACAATTAGTACAGATATTAGTGCTGGAAATGTAAATGTTTATGCCAATGCTGTGGGTTCTAGTACAACGGTAAATTTAATAGGAACTTATGTTCCAGATTAATCAATAAAAATAATTTCAAAAGGTAAAAAATGACTACAAAAAATTTCGTTGTTAAAAATGGTGTTACTACAGGTAATATTATTTTAGATGCGGCCACGGGTAATATAACATCAACTAATGCTAATTTAGGTAATGCAGTAATTGCTAACTACTTTATAGGTAACTTTCAGGGTAATCTTCAAGTAGCAGGTGGAAACACACAAGTAGTATTTAATGATGATGGTAATGCAAATACAAGTGCAGCCTTCACGTTTAATAAAACTAATAATACTGTAAGTATATCAAATGTATTATCGGTAACTGGTAATATTACTGGTGGTAATGTAAATACTACTAGAGTAACTGCTAGTACCTTAGTAAGTAATGTTGCGACAGGTACTGCACCTTTTACTGTTACAAGTACAACACAAGTTGCTAATTTAAATGTAGCCACTGCAGGTACAGCAACTTCAGCTACAAATGCAGCCGCATTGTTACAGAACACATCAACTGCTACCACTGTTTACCCAACATTCACTACTTCATCTGCAAATGGAAATTCATCAGTAGTTATTAATACATCCATTAATGCTAATTTAGGTAATGCATCAATTACTGCTACCACATTTGTTGGTGCTTTATCTGGTGCAGCTACAACAGCAACAACAGCAGGTACTGTAACCACTAATGCTCAACCAAACATAACAAGTACCGGTACATTAACAAGTTTAACTGTATCAGGTACATCTAATTTAGGTCCTGTTGGTAATGTAACTATTACTGGTGGATCATCCGGTCAATATTTACAAACAAATGGTTCAGGTACATTAACTTGGGCAGCCGTACCAACTGGTACAGGAATTAGTAGTGGTACAAGTAATGTAAATATTCCAGTAGCTAATGGCAATATTAACATGACGGTTGGCGGAAATGCAAATATATTAGTAATAACTGGTACTGGTGCAAATATTACAGGTACATTTAGTGTTTCTGCAAATGCTAACGTTGGTAATTTGGGTACTGCAGGTTTGATTACTGCTACCGGCAACGTATCTGGTGGTAATTTAACTACAGCCGGTGCAGTAGCCGCTACTGGTAACGTCTCAGGTGGCAATCTAACTACAGGTGGCGCAGTAGTTGCTACTGGTAACGTGTCCGGTGGTAATCTAACTACAGCTGGTATATTAAGTGTAACTGGTACAGGTGTCAGTAGTATTGCTGGTAACCTAGACATGACTGGTAACACGATTATCAATCTCGCAACACCAACTAGCTCAACTGATGCAGCCACAAAACAATATGTTGATGATGTTGCTCAAGGATTGAATATACATGATGCGGCCGCGGCAGCAACACCGGCTACATTAGCATCTATTACTAGCGGAACAATTACTTATAATAACGGAACTAGTGGGGTTGGTGCAACATTAACAACATCAACATCATATACAACTATTGATAGTGTAAACATAGCTACTATTGGCACAAGAATTCTTGTTAAGAACGAAGCAAACGCAGTACATAATGGTGTCTATACTTACTCAAGTAGTACAGTACTTACACGTGCAACTGACTATGACTCTGTTCCAGAAGTAGAAGCAGGTGATTTCATATTCGTAACCGGCGGTACATTGTATGATAACACCGGCTGGGTACAAACTTCTACAGTAACAGCAGTTGGTACTGCTGGTAATACAATTGACTTTACACAATTCTCAGGTGCAGGCACTTATCAAGCAGGTACTGGTTTAACACTAACTGGTTCAACATTTAGCGTAAATGCTAGCCAAACTCAGATTACTACTGTAGGCACATTGGGTACACTAACGGTAAGTGGTAACGCTAACGTTGGTAATTTGGGTACTGCTGGACTAATAGTAGCTACTGGTAATGTATCTGGTGGTAATCTAACTACAGGAGGCGCAGTAGTTGCTACTGGTAATGTCTCAGGTGGCAATGTTAATGCAACAACTGCGGTAGTAGCAAGTACGTTAACTTCAAATGTAGCAACAGGTACAGCCCCTATTACAGTAAGTAGTACAACACGTGTTAATAACTTGAACGTTGCTTATGCTAACGTTGCTGACTTCACTAATGTTACAACACAAACTAGCGGTAATGCATATCTACTGTTAGGTAATGCATTAACTGGCAATATAGCTGAAACAGCAAATTCAGTATTTGTTGCTAATACTAGCAATGGTGCATTATATGCAACAACATTTGTTGGATCTTTCTCAGGAGCAGCAAGCACGGCAGCTACAGTAACAACTAATGCTCAACCAAATATTACAAGTACTGGTACATTAACTTCATTAACGGTATCAGGTAATGTAACTTCAGGTAATTTGATTACAACTAACGCATTATTATCTAGTATACAAAGTAATAGAGCTAATGTATCAGTAACTACAAATACTGTTATTGATCAATTTGCACCAGCTACATACAGATCGGCTAAATACGTTATCAGTGCTTCAAGTGCAAATGGATTTCAATCAGTTGAAGCAATATTAGTACATAATGGAACCGATAGTTTTGTAACAATCTATGCTTCAGTATGCTCTAATGCAACAGCAGATATTGTTGACATTAGTAGCAATATTAACGGTGTGTCAGGGAATACTACATTATATGCTACTAGCTCAGGCGGTACAGCAACAGTTAATTTAGTAGCAACTTACTTAAAAACTTAATCTAACAATAATTTAACAGGGAAAATGGAACTGTGACTACAAAATACTTTAAAGCAATATACGGTTTTACTACCGGTACAGCAATCACTTTGGACGCAAGTTCGGGTAATATATCAGCAAATAATGCTAATGTAACTAATCAACTAATATCAACCGTAGCAACCGGAACTGCTCCATTAGCTGTAACTAGTACAACACGAGTTAATAACTTGAACGTTGCTTATGCTAACGTTGCAGATAATATTAATGTAACTGCACCTGGTACGGGTACTGGTTATATTATATTTGCTAATGCAACTACAGGGAATGTTGCTGAATGGACAAGTAGCGGAATTACATCAAACTTAGCAAATAGCTCAATTACAGCTACTACATTTGTTGGTTCGTTAAGTGGTACTGCAACATCAGCAACTACTGCAACTACCGCTACATCAGCAACAACAGCAACAAATGCATCAGCATTATTAACAACATTAACATCTACTGGTACGGCTTTCATTCCGTTTATAAGTGCAACAGCAAACGGCAATTATGCACATTTATCCAATGCAAATTTTTCTGCTAATTTAGCAAATGGAGCCATAACTGCTACCACATTTGTTGGTGCTCTAAGTGGTGCGGCAAGTAGTGTTACTAATGCATTGACCATTGGTTCAGGGTTGGGAGGCACTAGCTATAATGGAAGTTCTGCTGTAACAATTACTAATACAGGTGTTACTAGTATAGTAGCCGGAACAAATATATCAGTAAGTGGTGCAACTGGCGCAGTTACTGTAAATGTATCAGGTACGGTCGCCAACGCAACATACGCAAATAGTGCGGGCACTGCTACATCAGCAACAACAGCAACAAATGCATCAGCATTATTAACAACATTAACATCTACTGGTACGGCTTTCATTCCATTCATAAGTGCAACAGCGAATGGAAACTATGCACATTTATCTAATGCAAATTTTTCTGCTAATTTAGCAAATGGAGCCATAACTGCTACCACATTTGTTGGTGCTTTATCTGGCGCGGCAACTAGTGCAGGTAGTGTAACTAATGCAGTAACATTTAATAATGGAGGTACAGGAGATGTATCAGGTACTACATTTAATGGTAGTGCGGCAAGAACTATATCATATAATTCAGTTGGTGCACCTAGTACAACTGGTACTAATGCTAGTGGTACCTGGAGTATTAATGTTACTGGTAGTGCAGGTAGTGCTACAACAGCAGGTAGTGCTACAACAGCAGGCACAGTAACAACTGCAGCACAAGGTAACATCACAAGTGTTGGTACATTAACTAGTTTGGGGATATCAGGTTCAATAACATCAACTGCGGCTACTTGTTTGACAACTACAGTAACTGGTACAAATAGCGCAAACTTGATCTATGGTAATATGGGTGACAACGATCAATTCCGTATTTTAGTTGGTGCTACTGCAACTAATGCAGGTTTTGTTGAAATTGCTACTGCAGATGATGGCACAGAGCCAATATATGTTCGTCAATATACTGGTGTATTCACATCATTAGCTCGTACTGCTACGTTGCTTGACGGTTCTGGCAACACTAGCTTCCCAGGATCAGTAACAGCAGGTGGATTTGTACAAACAACATCACTAACTACCGGGGCAACAGCAACAGCAGGTACAATTACTGGTAATTGGTCGTTGGGTTCTGGCTCTAGACTAAATGCAACATACGCTGACTTGGCAGAAAAATATACTTCTGATGCTGATTATGAACCAGGAACAGTTTTAGTATTTGGCGGTGAACATGAGGTTACATTGTCAACTGATTCAGATTCATTCAGAGTAGCCGGTGTAGTAACAACTAATCCGGCATATACTATGAACAATGATTGTGTAGGTGAATACGTTGCTACTATTGCTCTACAAGGACGTGTACCGGTTAAAGTAATCGGACCAGTCTATAAAGGTGATTTGTTAGTATCATGTAATAATGGATATGCAGTTGCTAATAACATAGCACGTGCCGGTACTATCATTGGTAAATCATTAGAAAACTTTACAGATGTTTCGGGCATTATTGAAGTAGCAGTTGGTCGCTTCTAATAAAAGGAAAATAAATGGTAACAATAGAATTATTAACAGCAATGTGTCCAAAAACAAAACGCTCTATATTAGAGAGTTATGTTGAACCATTAAACACAGTAGCAGAATACTACGAGATGTTTGAGAACCCTCGCCGTGTTGCAGGTTTCTTAGCACAAATAGCACACGAATCAGGTGGCTTCAATGCCGTCATTGAAAATTTAAACTATTCAGCAAAAGGTTTGATGGGTACTTTTAAGAAGTATTTTCCTACAGAAGAACTAGCAAAGCAATATGAACGCAAGCCAGAAATGATTGCTAATCGTGTTTATGCTAATCGTATGAAGAACGGTGATGAGAACTCAGGAGATGGATTTAGATTCAGAGGTCGCGGATTAATTCAATTGACTGGTCGTGATAATTATACACGTTTTGCAGAAGCATTAGATATGAGTATTGAAGATACTGTAAGATATTTAGAGACACCAAACGGTGCTGTTGCTAGTGCTGGCTGGTTTTGGGATAATAACAAACTAAATCAGTTCTGTGATAAAGACGATTTCATTACATTAACTAAACGTATTAATGGTGGAACTATTGGTTTAGAAGATAGAAAACATCACTATCATTTAGCATTACAACATTTAGGCGCACATTAATATGGCACAACCAATTTGGAATACTCCAGCTGGCTCTATTGGAACATTCCCTGCTACTATATCAGCAGTAAGTCAATTATCGGCTTCCGCAGTATTGCCGGCAACAACAGTAACATACTTGCTAATTAGTGGTTCATTTCCACCAGGCATAGCGATGAATAGTGCTGGTTTAATAAGCGGTACCCCTAATTTAGTAACAGCAGATACTGTAAGTACATTTACAATTAGAGCAACTGATAATTTATCTAATATACGTGATAGAACTTTTTCAATGCAAATTTCAGGAGTTGCTATACCTGAATTAACTACTCCAGCTGGTAGCATTTTAACTACACTTGATAGTGTTTGGGTAGAATTACCTATAACATATTCAAATCCTGATAGTACTAATGAAGTGATAATTGAACTACAAGAAGGCGCATTACCTCCTGGATTAGAAATTAATGAAGCCGGTGTAATTAGAGGTTATGCAAATCCTCCTTTAGTTAATGTAACATTGAATGAAGTAGAAACTGTAGGAAGTATAACTGATAGCACAACTGATTTAATAACATGCACTAGTACAACCCAGTTTACAGTAGGTCGCCCAGTTGTTTTTACAAATACTGCTTTTGGTGGAATAAATGAAGGGACTACCTATTATATAAAATCTATTAATAGCAATACTACATTTAGTATATCTATTACACAAAATGGTTCAACCTTTCCATTAACATCTAGTACTGGCACAATGTTGATAACACTACCAGCTGTTTCTTCAGGTCAACCTACAATACGAACATATTCTTTTTTACTAAGATTAGTTAGTAGATTAGGTGGAGATACAGCATTATATACTATTACTGTTAAAAATCAAAATGTTCCTTATAGTCAAGGAGGCCCGGGAACTGGTAATTTACCTAATACCCGCATACCTACAATTCTTAATACTAGGCCGTTAACATACAATATTGATAATGATCCTTATTATGGTTATTATATATTACCACCGGTTAGTCCTTCAATAAATGCTACTATAGGTACTATTAAAAGTGGAGAATATTTCTCATTTAAAATAATTGGTTATGATTTTGATGGTAATGATTTGACATATAGTTATATTAACTTACCTATAGGTTTAACTGGTAATACAGCAACCGGATGGATTACTGGTACGCCTACACTAAATTCTATTGGATTAAGCACATATGCATTTAGTGTAAATGTATATAAAACTAATTCTCCCAGTATAGTGACTGCAAATTTTAACTTTACTTATAATTTAAGTAAGGAAATAACCGATAATATAGTTTGGATTAGTGATAGTGATTTGGGAACTATATTTAACGGAACTATAAGTACTTTAAGTGTAAGAGCAGTAGCAGATACACAATTATCATATAGAATTGTTAGTGGTAGTTTACCACCTAATTTATTATTATTATCTAATGGTGAAATAACAGGACGAGTAGCGGATCAACCAACTAACACACTATTACCTCAAAATGCTGAAACTACATTTACGTTTACTGTACAAGCATATGCACCTTTATATCCGGTCGTACAATTATCAAAAGCATTTACTGTTACTGTATTACAAGAATTTGACCAACCTACTGATACTCTTTACATTAAGGCAGCACTTAGTATTGAAGATAGACTTATTATTAATACCTTATTGACAGATACAAGATTAATCCCTGATGCAATGTTATATAGGCCCAATGACATTTATTTTGGTAAAGCAACTAGTGTAATATATGAACATGCTTACGGAATATATGCTAGTGGGATAGATGATTATTTAGCCGCAGTAACTCAAAATCATTATTGGAGAAATATTACTTTAGGTGAATTAAAAACTGCTGTAGCAAAAAATAGTGATGGCGAAATCATATATGAAGTAGTATATAGTGAGGTTATTGATAATTTGGTTAATCCAGAAGGCATAAGTATACCACAAAGTATATATTGGCCAAGACCAATTGATTTGGGATTAGGCCCTTGGTATACAAGTATTACTGACATATATACTAGCTATGCAACAGTATTAGGACAACAATATTATACAAGTTTAACACCAGGATATGCTAGAACATTATATCCAAACAGTCTATACAATATGCGTAATCGTGTAGCACAAGTTATTGGTCAAGAATATGATAGTAGATTATTACCATTATGGATGACAAGCCAACAGGAAAATGGTGGTACATTAGGTTATACTCAAGCATGGGTTATATGTTATGCAAAACCAGGATTTGCAAATGCTATAAAAGCTAATATAGAAGGTAATACTATTATTTGGCCATATACATTAAATCAAATTAACTTTAGAATTGATAGATTTAGCGTAGATAAGAGTGAGACATATGATTATGATAACAACTTAAATCCACCTGCTTGGACAGAATTACCGAGTGCTACTCCGGTACCAAATCCATTAGATAGTAAAGATTTTTATGTATTATTCCCTCGTGAAACAATTTTACCAGACCAATCACAATACTAAATATATAACGGAACAGAAAGAATATGAGCACAATTAACACAAACGGAATTAACGTAAATTATCCTGTACCCGGGGTCAACAATAATAGTCAAGGTTTTAGAGATAACTTTGCGGCAATTAAAACTAACTTGAATACAGCTGGTACTGAAATTACAGACCTACAAAATAAAGTAGTTGTTAAATCAGCATTGGCAAATTCTACTGTAAACAATGATATGGCTAATACTCTTATTAGTAATGCATTAACACGTAGTTTCCGTGCTAGTACATACAATTTGGGTAACGCATTGTCTGGTGTAGTAGCAGTAAATGTATCATTAGGTGATGTTCAATATGGTACTATTGCAGGTAATACAACTATTCAATTTACTGGTTGGGCCCCTACTGGTACACAAAGTAATGTACAATTACAATTAGCTGTTGCTAATACTAATGCAGGAAAACAAGCAGTAATCTCATTACCTAGTCAAGTTACCAATGGTGTAACATCATTGGAAAATTATGCAAATATTGCAAATACTAATACAGTTTCTATCCCATATGGAGTAACAGAATTAGATTACAGATTCAGCACATTAGATTGCGGAAATACAATTACAGTAGAGCCCTTCAATAATAATAGAATTGCATCACAGGTTCAACAACGTACTCCTGCCCCAACTGGTTTTCAAGGTGATGTTGCCGGTGATATAGCAGTAGATGCGAACTATGCATATGTATGTACTGGATCATTTAATTCAACTGCTGTAGTTAAATCTGTTACTGCAACTTACGCTGGTAATTTAATAAATTGTGGCTCTGTTACAAGTTTAGTAACAAATGCACCAATAGTATTTACCGGAAATACTTGGGGTAACATTGTTGCTAATACTGTTTATTATATTAAATCAATACCAGACTCTGCTAATATAACAATTTCTCAAACTGGATTTAATGGTATAGCAGGTCCAGCATTCTCTGTATCAGCGGGTACCGGCACAATAGTAGCAACTAGCTATAACGGGACAGCTATATGGAAAACTATTGCCCTAACTGGAGCAAATTCTAACCAAACTATTAATGGTAACTTAACTATTGGTGGTTTCCTAGCAGTTAGTTGTAATGATAGTATCACAGCGGCAGGTACATTACAATCAGATGCGACTCTGATAACAAATAATATTAACATAGTACAAACAGCACCAACTAATTCGGGTGTTAAATTGCCTATCGCTGTAGCAGGATATAGAATAATTATTAGAAATAATTCAGCTAATACAATTCAAGTTTACCCAAATACAGATGCTAATATTAATAGTGGTTCTAATAATACAGCCGTATCGTTACCTACTTTGGCGGCAATAGAATATTTTTGCTCAACTAGTGCTACAAGTAATTTAGGTGGACGCTGGTATACATTAAATTCATCATACGCATAAAAATATTGATGGATATATATCTGATAAATATTTGAATGGAACACCCATTCATTTCATCACTATCTGACAAAACTCTTGAGGAGTTGCAGACTGTCATTTCCGAATTAACTAAAAAACTAAACTTTGCATATCGTATGCAAAATGGTGCCATGATTAATCAATTGAATATGGTTATGGCTAGTTATAAAGCTGAATATGGTCGCAAAATGGATGAAATTCTTAAAAAACAGAGTGACCGAACTCAAATCAATATTCAAAAAGAAAGTTAAAATTGACTACACGAATAGAACGAGAATTTTCATTTCAAGCTGGCGTTTATTTTAAAGAAGAATTTTTAATGAACGTATATACAATTTCACTGTTTATGGAAGTTGAAACAGAATCCATAAGAGAACAAAACGTAGCAATGGAAAGAATTAAGTATTTTCTTAATGATTGTTTAGAGAATAGCATTTTTGTACAAAATACAGAACATAAAATTATTGAAAAATATACTTCATGTGGGTTTAAAGTTTGTACTGTACCAGAAGAACCATATGATCAAATAATAACATTATTATTGTTAACAAAGCTTAATAGTATTACTGAAGGAAGATTGATTATAACTGATATTACATTAGGGTCACGTATGAGTGATCAGGTAAAATTTATATCTGATATTGAAAGCCCACGTGGGCCTTTAGAAATGCCTGGATGGTGGATGGATGCTAGTACATCTATATCTGATCCAATTAAAGCAACAGTTAAAAAAGATAAAATTGTTAAATTATTTAAAGTCCCAACAACAGATTGGGCAGAATATAATCTGATTTGGAAAGACAAAGATACTGTTTCCAAAAGTGAAATAGTTTTTACCACTGAACAGGAAAAATAAGTATCCAAATCTATTGTATTTTAGTTAGACAACTGCTATAATACAACAATGAAAACAGATTTGTATGGTCAATTAATATTCAATCAGAATGATTTATGTGAATTATTTTTACAAGATCCTACTCGTACAATAACTAATGCATTAGTAGATACTAGTATTGAATTTAATGGGTTTCTTTCATTAGAAAACACACCCAAACTGACACAATATCAAGACCCTAATCTTTTAGTAGAAGAATTTGATAGAATAAACCAATCATCATGGCACATGCCCAAAGAATACTATGAACTAGATATTGCTAAATGGGTATTAGATCAATGCAAAACTGAAGCAGAATTACAACGTGCAGGTGATGAACTAATTAAATTCCAAGAACGTAATATGTTTGTATTATTACAATATTTAAAATACTTAGTTGATACAATGCGTAAGAATAAGATAGTATGGGGTGTAGGACGCGGCAGTAGTGTAGCAAGTTTTGTATTGTTTTTGATAGGAATACACCGTATAAATAGTTTATATTACCAATTAGATATTGGTGAGTTTTTAAAATAAGGAAAATACTATGGCTAATTATAGAACAGCAATGGGCAAAACTGTTGATATGGCAGCATTAACTGCTAAAAATGAAAAAACTAGGGCAGTGGGCAATATGAAAGTTAATGCACGAGGTGACACAATTGATGCACACGGTCGTGTTATTAAAACAGCTACAACTAAAGTTAATGATTCTTACAATAGAACTGTAGGAAATCGTTCTGCACAGCCAGTACGTAACAAACCAAATACTTCTACACCTCCAAAGCCAACAATTGACTTGAGTGAATTGAATGAAATTGAACGTGAAATAGAAGAAAATTTAGGAGATGAACTTGAAATTGAAAAAATTAAATTACAGGAACTTAAAAAGAAATGAACCAATACAGTAAACCGGCATTTAGCCCAACTAAAGTAGATTCAATGAGATTCTTTAAGAATCATGTTATTGTATCTGAAATGCATTTTGATGAACGTATCAGTAAAGGCGGTATCATTATACCTGATGACGATAAGAAAAGTTCGGGCATTCGTCCTCGTTGGGCAAAGATTTATGGTTTAGGTCCGGATCAAGATGATCCTCAATTAGAGATTGGTAAATATATTCTTATCAGTCACGGTCGTTGGACAAGGGGTATTACAGTTGAAACACCTTCGGGTAAACAAACATTGCGTAAAGTTGATTATAATGATATACTCTTAGTATCGGATGAGCCGATGGAAGATGAAACAATGGGTGATAAGGTATATTAAAATGGCAATTTGGACAATTAGAACACACTATAAAAAATCTTGTGAACAACGAGAATTATTCGTTCAGCGTAAAGGTGATGGAAAAATTACAGTCACAGATGGATTTCGTAGATGCGAATATACAATTGAAACTAATGATGATGAGTTTCCTGATATTCAATTTAGTGAGATGCCCAATGGGGACGGTAAGAAAGACAGCATTGACTTAAACAGTTTGATCGGTGATAACATTGAAAGTACTGAGCTTGTTGAAATGTTTGACGGTGGTTGCTGGGGAGAGGTTGAGTTTGAAGGTCTTACCCTAGAACAAGAAGAAGAACTAGAAGAATTCATCAATGAAAACGGCACATACGCACTAGAAGATGAAGGTGATTGGTACTTAGAAGATACCGAAGTTTGGGTATGGGGACCATTAGAAGTAGAAGATGAAGATGGTAATGTACGTATTATCATTGCTGATAATGATGGTAATGTTATTGATTTTGTTGAGGAAGAATAATGAGAAATTGGCTAAGACAAAAACTACAAAACTTTTTGTATCCAATGGATAATGATTGTGTAGTAGAAACAAAATCTGCTAGAAGAGGTGCTCTTGTTAGTCGTGGTTCACATCTTGACAGTAGAGGAATGAGTTTTACTATTCATATGGCTAATGGAGGTTATGTATTAGAATACTCATCTTATGATGAAAAAACTGATAGACACAATCACAACTTACATATCATCACATCTGACCAAGATATGGGTCAAGGTATCGCACATATTATCACACTGGAACTTTTGCGTAAATGATAAATAAGAGTGTAGTTCACGGAACGGGAATTCCCAACTACTCTAATGCTATGGAGAGCAATCAGCATGATTATTTATTCAAAATTAAATCCACCGACGGGTTTCTATGTATACGCATATCTAAGAGAAAACGGCACGCCTTACTATATTGGAAAGGGGTCTAATCAACGTGCTTGGCGGAAAAGAAAATGCGAAATTCGTCCTCCAAAAAACAAAGATAGAATTATGATATTAGAATCAAACTTAACAGACATTGGTGCATTGGCGCTTGAGCGTAGAATGATACGATGGTGGGGACGGAAAGATTTAAGTACCGGAATATTGCACAATAGAACTGATGGCGGAGACGGAGCATCAGGGCAGATTCAGTCAATTGAAACTAGGATTAAACGAAGTCAAACAATGTTGAATCGGGTGCGTACATTAGAACATAGCCTAAACATAAGTTTAGGTAAAAAAGGAATCCCTCAATCAGTTGAATCTAATTTGAAACGCAGTATAACCCAAAAAGGTCAAAAAAGAGACCCGAAAGCTACTCTTAAAATGAGTATTAGTCAAACTGGTAAAAACAAATCACCACATATAAGACTAACATGCCCCTATTGTTTAAAAGAAGGTGGTGCATCAGGGATGAAACATTATCATTTTGAAAAGTGTAAATTTAAGGAAAATAAATGAAGAATACATTATGGGTTGAGGCCTACAGACCACAAACAGTAGCAGACTATGTGTTTGTTGATGACCGACAAAAGAATCAAGTAGAGGGTTGGGTTAAAGATGGTAGCATTCCTCATCTATTACTATCAGGTGATCCGGGTACTGGTAAGACAACTCTTGCTAAAGTATTAATTCACGAACTTGATGTAAGTGAATATGATGTATTGGAAATCAATGCATCACGTGAGAATAGTGTAGATGTGGTGCGTAACAAAATTGTTAACTTTGTACAAACGATGCCTTTTGGTAACTTCAAAGTTGTATTACTTGATGAAGCGGATTATTTAACACCAGCTGGGCAAGCGGCATTACGTAATGATATGGAAGCATATCATATGACAGCACGATTTATTTTAACTTGTAACTATCAGCATAGAATCATCCCTGCATTGAAATCACGATGCCATGAGTTTCACATTACAAAAACAGATAAAACAGAGTTCACTGCGAGAGCGGCAACTGTGTTGGTAAGTGAAAACATTGATTTTAATTTAGATGATTTAGATAGTTATGTACGTGCTACATATCCAGACTTGCGTAAATGCTTGAATCAATTACAAGTTAATAGCAGTAGTGGTAAATTATTAGCACCTCAAAGTGTAGGTTCAGGTGAAGATGAGTTATTAGTAGAAGCAACTAATTTGTTTAAAGCAGGAAAGATCCTTGAAGGTAGACAGCAACTATTACAATATATTGCATTGTATCCTACACGTATTGAAGATACATATGTTTGGATGTATCAGAATTTAGATTTATGGGGTAAGTCTAATGAACAACGTGATGCTAGTATTATTGTTATTAGAAATGGTTTAGCAAACTTAAGTATGGTTGGAATTCCCGAAATATCATTGGCAGCTACATTGATTGAATTGACAGGAGATTTATGAGATATTTATTAATTACATTTATGAGAAAGCCTAATGGGCAAATTGATGAACAAGTTGCAGTAGCAAAGAAAGTTAAGCCTAGTGATTTTCAGACCTGCAATGTCATTTTAGATTATGCAAAGAAAAAAATAGATAAATGCGTAATTGAAGGTAAAGCGTTAGATAGAGAGTGGGACAAGATGCATGAATATTATGTACGGATTTATCCTAATCTAATTGCACAACTTGAAAAAGAAGCAAGTATTACTGAAAAAACAAATGGGGCCTAAGCCCCATTTTATTTAATACTTTTACATTTATTACCGTGCCAGCGAGTAAAGTTACCTTTATCTACTTTCTTTTGACAATGTAGACAAGTTAAACTAGATTTTAACATTCCTATTTTTATCTTGTTACGTTCTTCTTCGGACCATTTTTTGCCAAACATGTGATGATCCTGACCAAACTTTTTACTCTCTTGTTTTTGAGTTTTACCGTACATAGGGTTATTTGATCCATGTTTATCTAACTGATTAACCTTCATCAAATCAATTGATTTTTTAGAATGTTTCTTACCAAACATACCATTTGCTTGTCCCTGTAGTCTTACACCAAACATGCTATTATTTTCTCCGGAACACCCTTTTTTCTTGCGTGTTTCTATAGAATCGGAGCTTGAACCTTCACCTCCGTCTGTTTTATTTCTTAATATACCTGTACCTAAATCTTTACGACCATACCAACGAATATATCTACGTTCCATTGCGAATGCCCATAACTCAGTAAGTCCACAGTGTGTAATGATAATTCGTGTGTGATCCTTAGGTGTATGTACACCTATTATTTTCCCATTGCGATTAATACGATGTTCTTCCCATGCTCTTCTGCCACTACCTTTTCCGGAATAATATGGGGTACCGTCTTCACGTAGATAAAGATAATGATAGAATCCTGGAGGTGGATTAGATTTGTTATAAATAATCATGCTGATTGCTCCTTTTAGCATTAGAGTGAGTGGGCACTGGTAATGCCGCGACTCACATCTATTTATCTTAATTAGTCATACATATTAAGTATTGGACCAATCAATCTATGACGTTGAACATCTTTTAGTTCAAATGTACATAATTTTATACCAGGAATCACCTCCTTCCCCAACCTATTTTTCAAATCCATTAGCCCGTTGTCTGCTGTTTTTCTATCTGTTTGTTCTATGTCACCACCTATAACAATTTTACTGCCTACGCCGATTCTGGTCATAATCATTTTGAGTTGACCCGGGGTTGCGTTTTGTGCTTCGTCTAATACTACCCAACTATGTTTGAAATTTCGTCCTCGACAAAATGCTAGAGGTGCTATTTCCACTATCTGTTCTTCTAGCATGTGGGCTATTTCCTTTGTGGTGTAGTACTCACGCAGAACGTCTAATAATGGTCTAGTCCATGGTTCCATCTTTTGATTGATATCTCCTGGTAAAAAACCGTGTTGTTCATCATCAACACCTACTGCTGGTCTAGATAATATGATTCTTTCACATTCACCATTACGCATAGCTTTTATGGCTGCAAGCATAGCTAAGTAAGTTTTACCAGTACCCGCAGGACCTGTGACTACGACAATATCTGTCTGCTCGTCCAGTAGTGCGAGGATATAATTTTCTTGGTTAACTGACTTGGGGATAAGTTGAACGGGCTTTTTATTGACCCGCATTTCCCTTTGTGCTTGTGCGAAATCTATCGTTTTTGATTCATGTGTGTAAAAAGTTTGATTATCTTGTTTTTTATTGTGTGAAAACCGTGTGTCTTGTGTACGTAATGCGCTAGTTTTTCTTTTGCTCAAGTTAATTCTCCTTTGTAGAGCGTGAGTTCTCATAACACTCAAGACTATTTACGGTCAATATATACCATCATAGTAGCATACTTATTGTGTAGTAACCTAGCATAAATATTAGGCTACGGTATAAATTATTGTTATTTGATGTATTCAAACTACAAAAGATAAATATATATATGAAAACCGCAGACGAATTTTTTGACAACGTTGATTATGTAAGCATAATTGACACCGTAAAAGGTATATTTACCAGCGACGGATCAATGTCCGTTCTACTAGACTATGAGCGAGTTCTAGATGAAGCCGACTTATATGCATTTAAAAACTGGGAATTGGGCGAATTAGTTCAGGGACCTGACGTTAAACGCTATACAGTAGCATGTATATTCATGTATCCCTATAAACTAATGCCTGACCCACGTGGTGCTAAACGTTTGGCTAGTGTGGGATGTAAAATCAAGTTTAAAAAAACTAAGATTAAAGTTCCTGTAGCTGTTGAAAATCCAGATGATTATATCCCTGGTACAAGATATCCAAAGACTGCTATGCGTGAAGTATGGTTAGTTTACATAGAAATGCCTAAAGAATTGATGGATGATATACGTGAAGGTTCTATTGACTTAGCTGGTCAGAATATTGACTTGAATGAGTTAGATGATGCTTATGATGACGATTTAGATAAAGAAGATACCGGTGAAGAGGACGATCAACAACAAGATATGATGGATCAAACCGGTACTGCAGCTCCTAGCATGGGAATGCCTCCTCCATTACCGGCAATGTAATATGACAAATAAAACTATATTAAATGAAGGTTTAGACTATCATGACCTTGAAGGTCAAATGCTTCCAGTTGTAACTGTAGATGAATATGCGGCTCATATGGGTGAAGATAGTGAAATAGTAACATTAGCATTTACTGTTAAAAGTGAAGCTGCCGGAAATGATTTAGCCGATTGGTTTGAACGTGGCTATGATTGGGTACTTGATTCACAAGTAAGTGAAGGAGAAGTTAAACCCGGACAATATTTAGTATTTGTTGAAATGAATCGTAGAACTAGTGTACCTAAACGTATTATTGAATTAATAGATGATTTAGAAACATTAACAGCATTACCAATAAAAGACTGGACTATTATAGTTGATGATGAAGAACATGCTCCGGAAGAAGATATTTTAAAACAAGTTATTACTATCAGTCCTCATGATTATCGTGAAACTGAAGAAGTTGAAGAAGAAGAAATTAATGAAATGCGTGAACGTGCCGGATTAGCAGTTAAAGCAATTCATATAGATAAACAAGATGCAGAAATTAAAGCATTCAAATCAATGGCAGGATTATAATGGCAACTATATTACCAAAAAAAACAGGTTTTGAAAAACCAATGGCATTAGACGATGACCATCATGAATTATTAGCGGCTGATCCTAGTATTTCACAATTCCCTCAGGGAAGCACATTTGGAGATAACAATGGTTACAACACATTATCAAGCGGAAGTTCAACATTCGGCTCTACCAGTGGCTTTGGTTCATCAACATCAACGGGCTTTGGTGGAGGTTCAGGATTTGGAGCGCCAGCGTCTGGGTTCGGTAGCACCCAAAACGTTAACCAATCAAACAGCAACCAACCAGTACTCACAGGAGCCGCCCCAACAAATGCCGCCAGTGGGGCAGATGTATTAGTAGCAAACGATAACACAGATTTCATAAATAAAAAATGGCGTCCATTAATGGCATTTGTTTATATGATAACTTGTACTTGTGATTTTGTTATATTTCCAATATTATGGAGTTTACTACAGGCAATGAGTAAGGGTTCAGTAACGATGCAATGGCAACCATTAACGTTACAAGGTGCTGGGTTATATCATATCGCTATGGGTGCTGTATTAGGTGTAGCAGCTTACGGAAGAACAAAAGAAAAATTAGAAGGAAAACAATGATACCATATACATATCTATTAGGTTGGCCGGAAATAGATAGATGGTATTACGGAGTTCGCTATGCTAAAACATGTCATCCTAGTGATTTATGGGTAACATACAAAACCTCAAGCAGGCATGTTAAATCAATTGTACAATTATATGGAGAACCGTCAATTATTGAAGTACGAAAAATATTTAATAATTCTATTTCTGCTAGACTTTGGGAACACCGAGTCCTAAAAAAAATGAAAGTGGTATACTCTAATAAATGGATTAATAGAACAGATAATATTTCTATTGCGCCATTATACGGATTAGATAACCCTGCAAAACGAGCTGACGTGCGTATATTAATTTCTAAGAATACTCCTAAAAAATTTGGAAATGATAATCCTATGAAAGATCCAGAAATTGCATTAAAAGTATCTACTAAATTAAAAGGGAGAAGAAACTATTGGCAAGACGGTGATTCTAATCCAGCCAAAAGACCCGAAGTTAGAAAACAACTAAGTAAACCCGGCAATACTAATCCTTTTTATGGTAAAAAACATACGGATGCATTCCGACAACAAACATCTTTACGCTTTAAGGGAATTCCAAAAGAACAAGTTGAATGTCCACAGTGTGGAAATATTGGTGGTAAAAATACTATGGGTAGATGGCATTTTGACAATTGCAAAATAAAAGAAAAAGTAGCCGGGGTCGTATAATAAATATTGAATTAACACACTAACTGTGTTACAATAGTTAAATGACAGATCATTATCAAATTTTGGGCGTAGCTAAAAACGCTACCCCCGATGAATTAAAAAAAGCATATCGCAGATTAGCAAGTATACATCATCCTGATAAAGGAGGTGATACCGCAACTTTCCAAAAGATAGAAGAAGCATATCGCATTCTTTCTGATCCACAACAACGTCAACAATATGATAATCCAATGCCGAAAGGTAATCCATTTGGAGCACATACTGGAGGATTCCATTTCAATATGAATGGATTCAATATGGATGATCTATTTGGACAAATGTTTAGACAACATCATCATCATAATAGTAATGTATTCCGAACAACATTTTGGATTAGTTTAGAACAGGTATATAATGGCGGAGAAGAAGTATTAAAATTACAAACTCCTACAGGAATGCATATGGTACGTGTTAATATACCAAAAGGTATTATGGATGGCGGACAAGTTAGATATGAAAAAGTAATTGAATCAAATGATTTAATTGTAGAATATAGAATACATAATCATTTAAAATATGAAAGAAGAATGAACGATTTATATTGTAATCATTCTATCTCTGTATTGGATCTTATAGTAGGTTCTAGTTTTGAATTTACTACTATTAGTGGAAAAACATTAGAAGTAACAGTACCTCCTAAAACACAACCATTTATGCATTTAAAATTAGCAGGACAAGGAATGCCTATACACGGTACTACTGCATATGGCGACCAAATCATCTTGTTAAAATCATTTATACCTGATATAATTGATAGTCGTATAACTGATAGCATTTTGCTAACTAAAACAAAGTAAATATTATTTTTAAAGGAACTGGATGTGAATAATTCACCCGAAATTGAAGCCATTATTGAACAGGCAATTGATTTTTCAAAACAGCGTAAACATCAATATTGTACTATTGAACATTTGTTATTGTCTCTAATAACACATACCCCATTTAAAAAATGTTTAGATAGCTTTGGGTGTGATACTCAAACTATGACACAAGAAGTTACTGCATACATTGATAGTTTACATGCTATTGTTGCAAAAGTAGAACCTGAGGTTCAAGTTCAACCACGCAAAACAAATAGCTTAGAACGTGTAATGAATCGTTCAGTTACTCAAGTACTATTCACCGGACGTAGACAAGTTACAACTATTGATTTATATCTTTCTATTTCCAGTGAAGGTAATAGTCATGCACATTACTTTTTATTAAAATATGGTATCAATAAAAATGATTTTGTTGCTCATTGGCAAAAAACATACAAGGGTGCAGAATTCACTACTAAACTTTCAGAAAATCAAGCTGATGAAATCTTAGAAGAATATACTACTAATCTAACCGATCTAGCACGTAATGGAAAATTAGAACCATTAATCGGCAGAAGCAAAGAATTAGATGACATTGTTAATGTTCTTGCTAAAAGATTTAAATCAAATGTGTTAATGGTAGGTGATCCAGGTGTGGGTAAAACAGCAATTGCTGAAGGTTTAGCTACAATGATTGCCGACAAAACTGTACCTGAATTCTTACATGACCATGAACTTTATTCACTTGAAGTGGGTGCATTACTTGCGGGTAGTAAATATCGTGGGGATTTTGAAGAAAAAGTTAAAGCTGTATTAGATGCATTAAACACAAAAAAGAAATCAGTATTGTTTATTGATGAAGCACATACTATGAAAGGTAGTGGTTCCTCAAGCAATGGTTCTATTGATTTTGCTAATATGATTAAGCCTGCAATTACTAAAGGCACATTGAAAGTTATTGCAAGTACCACTTGGGAAGAATATTACGAGAGTTTTGAAAAGGATCGTGCATTGATGCGTAGATTCTATCGTGTATCAATTGACGAACCATCACATGATAGTACAATTCGTATCCTTAAAGGATTAAGCACACGGTTGAATGATTTTCATGAAGTTGAGATCAGTGAAGAAGCGGTAACTGCGGCTGTAGATAGTTCTGCACGTTATATTCATGACCGTAAAAATCCAGACAAATCAATTGATTTACTTGATGCGGCTTGTGCTAAACAACGTGTTGCAGGTAATAAAGGTGCAATCATTACTAAAGACCTAATACATGAACAAGTTGAACGATTTACTGGTGTGCCTGCTGACAAACTAAACGGTGACAACATGGATCGTATTCAAACACTTGAAGTTAACATCAAGGGTAAACTGTATGGACAAGATGAAACCGTTGAACAAGTCTTAGAACGTGTTTATGTTAGTTTTGCTGGCATTGGTAATGAATCTAAACCAACAGCAAGCTTTATCTTCTTAGGCCCAACAGGTACAGGTAAAACAGAATTGGCTAAGTTGTTAAGTAAAAATCTTGACATGCCATTACTCAAATATGATATGTCAGAGTATAGCGAAAAGCATTCAGTATCAAGTTTGATTGGTCCTCCCCCTGGCTATGTTGGCTTCGGTGATAGTCAAGTGGGCGGTGGACGATTAATCAATGACTTAAGTAAGAATCCACATAGTATTCTGTTGTTTGATGAGGTTGAAAAAGCACACCCGGATATCTTTAACATCTTCTTACAAATGCTTGATGAAGGACGTATTACCGGTAGTAATGGTAAAGAAGTTAACTGTAAGAATACTATCATTATTATGACAAGTAATTTGGGTAGTGCTGATAGCGAGAAAAACAACATTGGATTTGGGAATCAAGAAAAGACAGGTGAAGATGATAAAGCTATCAAAGAATTCTTTAAACCAGAATTTAGAAATCGTGTTGATTTGATTTGCAAATTTAATAAACTTGATTTCTTGGCAATTAAGAAAATTGTTGTTAAGTTTACTGAAGAATTGAAGAAATCATTACTAGAGAAACATAACATTAGTTTGAACCTAAGTGAGCCGGTAGTTGATTATTTGGGTGACAAAGGCTATGACAAAAAGATGGGTGCTCGTCCATTAAGTCGTAAGATTGATGAGTTGATTCGTGTCCCGTTAAGTAAGAAAGTATTGTTTGAACGTATCAAAAATGCATCAGTAACCTGTGTGTTAATTGATGATAAGATTGAGTTTAATGTAGTACAAAAATCTATTGCGAAAGTAGGAGAAGATGGGATTATTGAAGTCAACCTATAACATACCCGGCATTGATTTTTACGATTACCGTGATAGTGATTACTATGGTAAATACAAGTATCGTGTAAGATTTTCTTTAGAGGGTGTTAGATATGCTATGTATGAAAAAAACTTTGACGGGCTAATGAAGCGATATAATCTCTTAACTGGTTGGAAAAAGATTAAAGACGCAGATAGACCAATTGTTACAGAGAATCTAGAGGCTCTACAGAAGTTTATAGATTTTCGTAATATGCTTAAGGAAAACAATACTGGATTAGTTCGTATTGAATCTAGTAAGATATCAATCTTTAGTAATGATTTAGCCGTATTAAAGACAAGTGAAAGTATTAAAGATAGTATCTCTTATGATTATACAGAAGTTCAAACAAATAATTTTGTAGGAATAAAGTCGTTTGTCAACGATCCTAAACATAAGTATAGGGTTTATTTAAAATCTAAAATGATTAAAAACTCATTTATAACGCAATTAGATGAGTTATTAAAACGTTATAAAGAGTTACATCCTAGCCCGTCATTAAAATATTGGATACAGGGATACAATAATAATGCTCCTTCGTGGAGTTGGCGTTATAGATTTACAAATCCTAATCATTTCATTGATTATGATGACGAGAGTACATTGAGTTATTTGGCATTAATGCATGGCGAATATCTCGGAAAACGCTATAAATTAGAAAAACGCCCTGAACCTATCTAAAATGATAAATACTCTAATAAAATGGAGTATTTACCATGGCAAAGATTGTCGAAGACGTAATCGTCATCAAATTTAGTAAAATCGTTAAGGACAGCGAACAGGGTTCTAGTATTGCTAGTTCTGAAGTACAGCTAGCCTTAGAACAAGTAGCCCAAGAATTAGTGGGCGATAGTGTAGTAGTTGAAGTGGTACAAGCATAATGAGCCAAACAACTACACTTATATTATTGCCGCAAACAGCATATCTTAATCCTGGCAATGGTGCACCCTATACAGTTACGGGTAATAGTCAGCCTGCTGCCGCATATTATTTAGGTAATAGAGATTTACAAACAGTTAATATTAACTTGACAAATTGTACAGGTAATATTACTATTGAGGCTAGTTTAGCTACTACTCCAACTAGTACTGATTGGTTTAAAGTATATGAGTTAGAAGCTAATGCTAATGCCGCTAGTAATAGTGCACCGCAAATTGCTAGCAATGCTTCTGTGTATACAAATGTTAATGGCAACTTTGTTTATATGAGAGCAAGGGTAGTAGACTTTCAAGGTGGATTAGTTAATTTTGTAAAATTAAGTTATTGATATGCGTAAAATTGTTATTATGCCGGGAGGCTTTCATCCTTTTCATGCAGGCCATGCCGCACTATATAAAAGTGCAGTAACGGCATTTAATGATGCCGATGTATATGTAGCCGCTACTAATGATACAAAAACAAGACCGTTCCCTTTTGCTATCAAAGAAAAGTTAGCAAAACTTGCAGGTGTAGCTGATAAACACTTTATACAAGTTAAAAGTCCCTTTCAACCTAGAGAAATAACCGATCACTATAATCCTGAAGAAGATGTATTAATCTTTGTTCGTAGCGAAAAAGATCGTAATGAAAGTCCTAAACCAGGTGGCACAAAGAAAGATGGCACACCAGCTTATTTTCAACCATGGACTGGGAAAAATGTACAACCATTTGGTAAACAAGCATATATTGCTTATTTACCTACAGTAGAGTTTGGTCCTGGTATAACAAGTGCGACTGAGATACGTAATGCTTGGCCTACATTGAATGACAAACGTAAGACCGCAATGGTTATGAGTTTATATCCAGTAACTCAAAAGAATCCTAAGCTTGCTGATAATGTTGTTAAGATGTTAGATATGGGTATGGGTAATGAGTTAGCAGAAACTATTAAAAAAGTTGAGCCGATATCACCGTTTGTACCTATACAACAAACAATAATACAACCTAAACAACATGTACACAATCCTCTTGAAAAGAAAACAACTCCTGCAGTAGTAAATCATATTAAACCAAAAGAAGTTAAAGAATTTGCTCCTCCTAGCGGTGATGGCGGTGGTGAAAATGAAAGAAGTCGTAGAATAAGAAAACTATTAGAAATTGCTATACAAGTAGCAAAAGAAAAAAATGTTGACGAATTAGGCATGATACATGCTATGAATATGATAGCAGGTGATGACTTTTTCAATACAGCGGTTGAAGGTATACTACCAGATATAACAGATAAAGAATATATGTTTGTGCTACAGAGTGCTTATAAAACAGTAAAGCAAGGTTTAGCAGAAGGAAAGAGAAAAAAGAAAAGTAGAAAACGTAGTCTTGGAAGATACTTCTTTCCGGGTTATAGTTACTACGGTGGTAGTGGGGAATCCGGTGAGGGTGGAGGAGATGGCGGTGGTGAAGGTGTGGCGGAAGGTGATGTTGTACCATTCAAACAACCATCAAAAACATTGACGTGGCAACAATTACCTAGAGATATTTTATTACTAGCTAATGATTGGTTCTGGGCAAGTGAAGATAACTCAGGACTTGCCGCTACTATAGATCCTGAAGGCTTTGGTAATGGTACTGCTAATGATGTAAAATATTTAACAGCAAAACTTCAACAAAAAGGTTGGACAATAGATTTTAATGATGAATATGATGGTCCAGGCGAGTTCAATCTAAGACTTACTAATAAGCGTGGTCAAACTATATTGTTGCCTATTGAAGATGCTCAGACCTTTACTGGCTGGGCGAAGGGTACTAGTCAGTATGATTTAGAAGAAGGTCCTGTAGTTAAACGTATTGTTAATCCTACTATGATTAATATATATGTAAGACCAGGTGGTAACAAACCTCCTTTACTTGTTGCAACAGATATTCCTTATAAAATATTTGATAAGTATGTAAACAAAGCTATTCAGAAATACCCACAGTTTAAACAAACTGATTTCTCATTTAAATCATCAGATAAAATAACTGAGTTTGCTCCACCGGGCAGTAATGATAGAGAGCCTGATGAAGAAAAAGTTCTACGTAAATTAGCCGCACAGTGGTGGAACGGCACGGAACAACAAATGATTAAAGCTGAACGAACATTAGAAGCAATGGGTTGGGAAATAGGTCAAGATGAGTCCGGTGACGATGATGCAGGTGTATTTGTAATACGTGCAGGTGATGAGAACGGTGATACTTACATTGCATTTACGAATAGTGAATTGCAGTTGGATGAAGTACGTTTGTCCGAAAGTGCTGATTACTTAGAAGAAAAATAATTTGACTCACTTGTTTTGATGTAAATAATACTATCTTAACAAGAGGATCAAATGGCAACAAAGAAAACAACTGAAAAGGCAATTGCTAAACCAGCAAAAGCCGCAACAAAAACACCTGCTACTAAAGCACCAGCAAAATCAACTAAAGCTACTAAAGAACCTAAAACTGTTCCGGTAGAAAAAGTACAAGAAATTGCTGACCAAGCTCAGGCAGCACAAAATCAAGCACCTACTCCCGGTCAAGTACAAGTTAACGTAGACTTTTTACGTACAACTAAAGTACATATTGCTATGCCATGTTATGGTGGTATGCTAACAGAATCAACATTCATGTCATTCATCAAGTGGGCTAATACTGCCCGTCAACTTGGTATTGATTGGACATTAGAAACAATGGTTAATGAATCACTCATTAGCCGAGCACGTAATACACTAACTGCAAAGTTCTTGGACATGCCAGATGCAACACACTTATTCTTTGTTGACGCTGACATTGGCTGGGAACCATGGCACTTGTTAGTATTACTAAACCGTGATGTTGATGTTATCGGTGGATTATATCCGATGAAGACAATGCCAATCAAATGGGTTGTTAATGGATTTGAAGGTGCAGAAGAAGGCACTGATGGATTGCAAGAAGTATCTAAAGCAGGTACAGGTTTCTTGTTGATGAAGAAACATGTATTTGAAAAGATGAAGTCTCATCCTGCAGTTAAACAATATAAGAATGACATTGGTTTAGATCCAAAGTTTGATCAACACTTAAAGACTTACTTTGATACGGCAGTTCGTCAAAATCGCTATTATAGCGAGGATTGGACGTTCTGCGAGAACCATAGAGATTTGGGAGGTAGAATTTGGGTAGACAAGCGTGTATTATTGCGCCACAGTGGTAGTTATGTGTTCTGCCAAGAGAACCAAGAACACTTGATGAAAACAATCGGACCTATGTTCTTAGAACAGCAACAACAGGCTGGTTTAAAACTAGTTGACAAAGACGGCAACGAAGTTAAATCAATTAAAGTGCAATAAAATAAAGCCCCGAAAGGGGCTTTTTTAATGTACATATTGTCATATGTTTGTCACAATATTCCAAATAAATACAAGATGAAAACATATCGCAGTATCTTTGTTAGTGATGTTCACCTTGGTACCAAAGATAGTCAAGCTGGTAAGTTAAACAATTTTCTTAAACACAATAGTTGTGACACATTATATCTAGTAGGAGATATAATAGATGCTTGGAGAATACAACAAAACAAATGGCGTTGGAAGCAAAGCCACACCAATGTGGTACGTAGGGTATTGGGGCACGCCAAGCGTGGTACCAGAGTTGTTTACATAGCAGGCAATCACGATGAGTTTCTTAGACCAATGATTCCATATGGATTTAGTTTTGGTCTAGTAGAAATACACAATCAAATAGAACATATAGGGGTTGATGGTAAACATTACTTAGTTACACACGGTGATTTGTTTGATGGTATTACAAGACTTGCACCGTGGATAGCATTTTTAGGAGACAAAGCATATGATTTCATTTTATCGCTCAATAGTAAGTTCAATTGGATCCGTCATCGCATGGGTTTTGGGTATTTTAGTCTTAGTAAATATCTTAAATACAAAGTAAAAAAAGCCATAGATTTTATGTTTCAGTTTGAAAAAAATCTTGCTGGCTATTGTAAGAAGCGTGGCTTTGATGGTGTGATTTGTGGACATATACATCATGCTGAAATAAAAACTATAGATGGTATCACATATATGAATGATGGTGACTGGGTTGAAAGTTGTACAGCATTAGTTGAACATCATAACGGTAATTGGGAAATAATCACATGGACTAAGGAGAGTGACAATGTGGATATTGATAATAATGGCAGTTCACTTAAACGACTCAAAAGACGTGCCGGGACGGATAGAACTGACGTTCCAAGATCAACAGTCTTGCCAACAGGCATTAAGTACAATTAAGTACAAGTTGAAGTTTGACAATTTTAAGGTAATAGCAGAATGCAAGAAACAATAAGTAATAAAATAACTATCGTAGTACCTTGCAAGAATGAAGAAGATTATATTCATCATTTGTTAGACGCACTACGCTTACAATATATTGGTGATACTAGAGTTATCATTGCTGACTGTTCTACTGATAATACTAGAAAAGTCATTAAAGATAATAGTTATTCATTGAATGTTGAAATCATCGATGGCGGACCTGTTAGTATTGCTAAGAACAATGGGGCACGATTAGTTACTACCCCATACATACTATTCATTGATGCTGACGTTCGTTTCTTTAAGAATAATGTAATAAAAGATGCAGTTAAGGCAATAGAATCAAAAAACTTAGATTTGATTGGATTAAACATCAAGTCTTATGATAATGATATACGAGCAAGCATCGGGTTCACTATTTTTAATATTATAAATCATATATTGAAATATTCCAGTCCATTCGCAATTGGAGCATTTATGTTAACCCGCAGAGATAAGTTTGAAGAATTAGGTGGCTTTCCTGAAAAGACTGTTACATCTGAGGACTATTTCTTATCCAGAATGTATAGTCCTAAAAAGTTTAAAATCGTTAATCATTATTTTGGACAAGATAGTCGCAGATTTAAAAAGATGGGATACTTTGGTATGGGGTGGTATCTCATTAAGAACTTTATCAATCGCAACAATAAGAAATATTGGGACAAATTAGATGGATCTAAATACTGGAGTTAAAACGGACACAAAATAGCGTGTCGCTGGATTTGCGTAACCAGCAATAAGGGCCTTAGGGCCCTTATTTATTACATGCTATAATATAAGTATTGATAAATACTTAATGAATTTAAAAGAACTTGATTCCTTTCGTATCTCTGACGCCATTAGTTTCCATGACAAATTGAATCCTAAACTTTGGAATAATAATAACCTACGCCCAGAAGTCAAAAAACAATTATTAATCATAGCAGAAGATTTTTTAGAAGAATTAGGCATTAGTGGTTTAGATGTAGCAGACATGACTATATCTGGATCTAATGCCGCATACAGTTATACACCAAACAGCGACCTAGACTTACATATATTAGTTGATATGAGTAAGTTGCCAAACAATGAAGTTTATAAAGAATTATTTACAGCAAAAAAATCATTATACAATGACAGCCACGATATAAAGATACACGGGATACCAGTAGAGTTATATGTACAAGACGCCAGAGAACCAGTCGTAAGTCTAGGTGAGTACAGTCTCAAAAATGATAACTGGCTTAAAATCCCATCTAAGCGCAGAGCCAATTTTGACCAAACCGCCACCAAAACAAAATATGAAAAGTTATTAACATTAATAGAGCTAGCCCTCAAATCCAGAAAATACAGTAAAGTAAGTAATATAATTAAAACAATTAAAAGATATAGACAATCAGGATTAGATAAGGGTGGCGAGTTTGGTCCTGAGAATTTAGCATATAAAGCATTAAGAGCACAAGGTTACATCACTAAGTTATATGATTTACGTGACAAATTACATAGTGAGAAGTTAACTATTGAAACAATGTATCAGCCTATTAATGATGACTATGATCCAAATGGTCCTCCCCCTGGCCCTGAGTTCAAGCCTACAATGCCTAAGGGCACAGTACGTGTAGATGTTAGTGATGTATATGACTGGTATAAGTTAGGTCAGCATATTAGTAATCTACATGGTTTGGGTAAACATGACTTTGGTAAAGGACCTCCCAGTACTATATTCTCATTTGGTGATGAAGATACTGAACACAAATACATTAAAGATTTAGAAAAGACAGGATTAACAACAACTGATATTGATCCAATTGATCCCAATCAACCTAAGGGAATGCCACGTCAGAAGATAGATCCTACCTATAATGTCAATGAAATTATAGATATGCCGCCGGTTACTAAGCGCATGGATATACAATCAATGTATAATGATATACAAACTAAACTTAGATATCATGAAGCAACTCAATTAGCACCAATAAATTTTCCAATAACTAACCGGATATTTCGTGATGGACAGAACGTATTGAAGTTTTTCTTGTTTAACAAAGAAAATAAACCAGTCTACTATCTTAGTACAAGTAAATTTCATGACGGTTTTAAAACAGGTGCGGTCGCAGGTGACGCAGAAGTTCAGGGTCAGGGATTGGGCTGGAAATTGTATAAAGCAGTAAGTGATTATTTAGGTGTGCCTTTATATAGTGATAGTACACAAACTTCTGATAGTAAGAAGGGTATTTGGCAAAAACTAATTGACAACTATCCTAAACAAGTGGTAGGGTATGACCAGTTATCACGTAAAAATGTACCTATTAATAACATATATCAGACATTGCCGCCGGATCAATTAAAACATGTAGATGATGATACTAGAAAAAATACATTGTTATTAAAGTTTTTACCAGGTGTAATACAAGAAGCTAGCGGTTATATTCCATCTGAAAAAGAGAAGAATGACCCGCGTTTTAGTACAGCATTAACAGTAGATGTTAAGCCAGATAGTATTAAAAAGAACGCAAAAGCATTCTATTGGAATACTAGTAGAGCCGGTATTCCCCCAACAGCGAAGCCATCAGGCAAAATCTAATAAGTTTCCTTATTATGGTATTTTGATAAATACACTATTAGTATGGAAATCCGTTATGAAAATCAAACAAATCACTGAAACTACAACATCAGGCTCAATAGCTACAATAAATTCACCATTAGGTGGTACACAATCTAGGGGAAATCCTAGCATATATGGTGGAAAGAAAGTAGGATCTTTATTCAAGGGTAAAAAAACTAGTGCTCCATATGCCAATAGCATCAATGAAAGTGCTGAACTTAGTGAAGCTGATTTAAGTGAACAAGATTTAATTGTTGTTCCTGGTCAGGGTCGCAAATCAAAGACAGGGTTTGTACAACATGGTCAAAGTCGTATAGACCATGAAGTTGAAATGGCACGTAGTGATTTATTCAGTGCCGCACAGAATGCTCAAAAAGTTTATTCTATGATTAAAGACCTCAGTGAAGAAGAAGGTCTTGAAGGCTGGGTACAAGAAAAGATTATCAAAGCTAATGACTATCTAAACACTATACGTGAATACTTAGAAGGTAAACAACTTCAAGGTGTTGATGAAAGCATAGAGAATAATCCAGTAGCAAATGCACTCATAACTCATATAATGAAAAATCGTCCTGATTTATTAAAATATGGTGCTGATCGTGTAGGTGATGCAATTGATAGAGTTGCAAGTAATGTTAGACATATCAACTCTGATAATATAGGTAAAGTTATTAAACAAATTGAATATTATGTTACAAGTAATAACAATGACATGTATGAAGGTGCTAAAGTAGATAGAATGGTTAAGCACATTGAAAAGTCAGAAGAAAAAGCTGGTAAAAGTAAAAAAGAAGCAGAGAACATTGCTTGGGCCACTGCTAATAAGCGTGGTATGTTAGATAACAAGAATAAGAAAGCATAATATGAGTAATATTCTTAAAGGTATATTAACCGAATCTAATTCAGTATATGGACATAGTGATCCAGCTAGAGAATATGGAGCTGATGATCCAGTGTACAAAAAACGTGGAAGATATCCACAAGATGATACATTTGACGATGATGTAGCGTATTCTAAAAAAATGTATCAATTGGGTCAACAACAAAAGGCTGCTAAAGAAAAAGCACAACGTGATAGTGACCATGATAGATTAGCAACTGGTACTAATGAAGGGTTAGATGATCCGTGGGGAGATCAAGGTAATTTTGCAGGTAGTACTCCAGTTAATCTTGGTGGTGTCTCTATTAAGAACATACAGACAGGTGACAATGTTAAGTATCTAGGACAACCTGCAAAAGTAGTTGCTATGAGTAAGGATCGTAAACATTCTCGTATTACAATTTCTAAAGGTATGGGTAGTGTTACCCAAGATGTATTAACAAGTGATTTACAACAATTAGGTCGTGGTACAGCAATAGAAGAAAATGACAATACTAGAATGAGAATGAATGATTACTATGATTTAGCCGATGCTATTCAGGAAAAGCTTAAACATGCAATACAATTAGGTAATAAAGAACTCATTCAAAAATTAAACAAAGAACGTGATGAGTTAGATGCACGTGTCAAACAATATGGATTAATGCCTGAATCACAACTAGATGAAATCTCTAATGAGAAATTATCACAATATAAAACAGCGGCAGCAGCCGATGCTAAGAAAGCCGATAGTGAAGGTGACTACAAGCGTGGAGATAAACGTTTCAGTGGTATGGTTAAAGCAACTAAGAAACAGTTTGCCAATGATACAAAGAAATCTGGTATCAGTCAAGGTATAAATGAATTTTCTCCGGGTGCTACTGGTCCTAAAGGTCCTAAAGATTACGGTCAGCCTAACAGTTCACGTTATATAGGTGGTAACAAGTTTGTAGTAGGTACTACCAACAACTATATATTAACTGCAACAATAGACAAATGGGGATTAGAATGGGATGAGGATGATGAAATATGGTTCTTAGACAGTCCGGGTGCCGCACACATTGCTGATGCTAGTGAAGGTGAAATAGAATTACCTCCGCCCCGTGAACAAAGAAATCAAATACATGATTTAGTAACTGATTACCTTAACGCTAAAAATTCTGCAGATTTACAAAAGGTAGCTGCATATTATGGTCATAGCGATGATGGTGAAATGGCAACAAATGAAGAATTCAGACCCACATCCGGTCAAGCTAACAATATACGTAAACAAACTGCACAAAAAATGAATCCAGGCAATAATAAATTTGTTTGGAAAAGACCTAATCAAATAGGTGGCAGTCATACAGAGAACGAACTTAAAGCATTGAATTTTAAATATTCATCAAAACATAATGTTTGGGGCGGTACACAAGACATGTGGAATAGTTTGTCTAGTAACCTAGATGAGAATTTAGGAGATCAATTAAAATCTACGTCATTAGATGCATTAGTTAAAGTTAAATTAGCTATAGAGAAACAACGTGAGGATGAAATAGAAGCTTGGAAAAGAGATTTTGAAAAGAATACAGTACGAAAAGCACAACAAGGTTTACGTAGAGAATTTGAACCAACACCAGTAGCACAACCTGGTGAAAAGCATTCAGTATTAAAAGCCAGACTAGCCCAATTGAATAGTGCTATAGAAAAACAAGCATTATTAGATAAGTTAGTTGATAAATTAGAACGTAAGGGTTTAATGACTCCGGCAATGCAAAATGATACTGATACAAGAATGCATGTTAGATATGGTGCAAAAGATAACTATCAATCATTAAATGCAAAACTAGACAATGCTATTAAAATGTTACAGGATAGATTATATATACGTAAAAAGTCAGGGTTAAAAGAAGGCTGGAGTCAAAAGTACAAGAGTAGTATCAACTGTAGTCATCCAAAAGGATTCTCACAAAAGGCACATTGTGCAGGCAAGAAAAAACACAACGAGAGTATTGATGATGTTATGGAAATGACTTGTCCTGATTGCGGCATGTGTGAAACTCACGGTGACAATTCAAAAGAACAACTTGATGAATTAAGTTGCTGGTCTGGCTATCATAGAGTTGCTGGCACCAAAGCAGGCTTCCCCGGTAGTTGTGCTAAAAATAAAACAAATGAACAAGGTGTGGCGGAAGAACAACATAGTTGCCCACATTGTGGTGGCGAGATGGTTAGTGAAGAACTAATGAATGAAAAGAAAGATGCTTGCTACTATAAAGTAAAGAGCCGTTATAAAGTATGGCCAAGTGCTTATGCTTCAGGCGCATTAGTTAAGTGCCGTAAAAAGGGCGCAAGTAACTGGGGTACTGGTGGCAAGAGTAATGAAAGTTCTATCTTAGAAGGTATTAATCGGGCAGATGAAAGTTTACATGATTGGTTTAATAAAGAAAAGTGGGTTCGCATGGATACCAAAGGAAAGATTAAAGGTCCATGTGCAAGAGAACCCGGGGAAGGTAAACCAAAATGCTTACCACAAAGTAAAGCACATAGTTTAGGTAAGAAGGGTCGTGCAAGTGCCGCTCAACGTAAACGTAGAGAAGATCCTAATCCAGAACGCAGTGGTAAAGCCATCAACGTTAATACAAAAAAGAAAGACTAAAGGGTAATCATGTTATCAGATAATTTAAAAGTATTATTAGCAAGTACACAAAGTTTTGCTATCAAGTCACAGAATTTTCATTGGAACGTGGAGGGAAGTAACTTCCCGCAATATCATGCATTCTTTGATACATTATACGGTGATGTAAGTGCAACTATTGATCCTATCGCTGAATACATCAGAATCTTAGGTCATTACACTCCTGGTAGTTTGTCACGTTATGCTGAACTAAGTATCATTCAAGACCAAACTAAGATTCCACGTGCTGAATTAATGTTTGCCGAATCATTGCAAGATTGTGAAACAATGCTTCAGTTAGTAACAGCAATGTTTGATGAGGCAGCTAATGAGAATCAACATGGTATTGAAAACTATATGGCTGAACTACAAGATTTGTACGGCAAGAAAGCATGGTTCATTCGTTCTATATTAAAAAGAGAACGTGAGTGAGAGTTGAGGAACATCAGTGGATGATTTGTAGCATACTTAAAAATAGAGAATAGGTAATATTATGCAATTTAGTGGAATGGTTTTAACTGGTGGATTTATTTATACTTCACCGCCCCCTCTTAGCGGACCAACGCAAAAGGCTATTTTTGGTTATGGTGGTACAAATGCAGGCAGATTATCAGTAACTAACTTGGTAAGTAATACAGGTGTAGTTAGTAATGATGTAACTGGAGTTGGTACTGCTAGAGATGGCTTAGCGGCTGCAGGTTATGGTGGTGACAAAGCTATATTTGGATATGGTTTTTACTCTACATTAATTAATTTAGTATCAAATACGGGTGTTGTTGCTACTGATGGCGCAGGGATAGGTACTGCTAGAACTTATCTTGCGGCCGCAAGTTACGGAACTGATAAAGCTATATTTGGATATGGTATTAATGCGTCCGGTTTCAGTGTGTCATTGACTAACAAAGTATCAAACACAGGTGTAGTAGCCACAGATACAACTGGTGTAGGAACCGCTAGATATGGTATTGCAGCTGCCGGATACGGAACCGATACAGCTATATTTGGATATGGGGATACTGGATCTTCACAAGTGTCAATGACTAACTTAGTAAGTAATACAGGCGTTGTATCTGCAGATACAACAGGTGTAGGTACTGCTAGAAGTTTACTTGCGGCCGCAGGTTATGGTACAGATAAAGCTATATTTGGTTTCGGTGGATCTTATTCAAATATAATGAACAGAGTATCAAACACAGGTATAGTTGCTAATAATACTTCAGGTGTTGGTACTGGTAGGTCTCAGTTAGCAGCCGCAGGTTATGGAAGTGATAAAGCTATATTTGGATATGGTGATACTACTAGTAGTGGTACAGTGTCAATGACTAACCTAATATCAAATACTGGTGTAGTTGCAACTGATACTACTGGCGTAGGTACTAGCAGATTTTCATTAGCAGCCGCAGGTTATTCATTTACTTAAAATAATGAGAGCAATAGAATTTATTATTGAAACTGATAACCAAGTAGCAGTTGATGCTCTGCTAAAAAAACATGGCTGGTCTATAGGTAAAACAGTTAACGGTGATCTTGCTATTACTTGGCAGGGAAGTACTTATGTGTTTTATGGTGAGCGTGTAAGAATCACATTGCCTAATGGTAAGACTATTTCTGTTGTATGGGGTAAGAAGCCCGATTGGCGCGGCCGTAGCGATGATGAACTTAGTTTTGCACAAGCAGTACAAAACAAATACATTACATTTGATTTACCTATTTGGCAACAATTGGATCGTGGTCAAATCAACGACTCACAGGCTATACAAAAATTTAAAATAGAGAATGAACGTCAAGCTAGAGAAGCAATTGCACAAGGTGTGACTGAAGGCATTGTTGAACAACCAAATCCTAAAGTAGATTTGACACCTAACTATCCCAACTATCAAGTTTTAGTTGGTGAGTTTATTGGCATAAAAAAGAATAGAGCAAGATTTTTAATTGTAGCATCTGAACTTAAACCAGGGGTACGTGAGACCGATAATATATTCAGAGCAAGAACAACTAATACACCAATCAGTATTGAGATTAGTAAAGTAAAAAATCGTACAGTATTAGAAGATTTAAGCCGTAGAGGATTCTTAGGTGGTTTAGGTGCCGCCGCATTAAGTTCAGCAGGTGTGGCACAAGCTAAACATACTCAACCCACCTCACAACAAAAATCAGAACCGATCAATTTGTTGAGTAATCATCCTCAACATGAAGCAATATTACAACGTGCAGCCAAACAAGCTGGTATAAAAGGTATTGAATTAGCACAGTTTATGGCACAAACTAATCATGAATCATGGGACTTCAGCAGATTAAAAGAAAAGAGCATAGGTAAAGGGTATTTTGCTAAAAAGTATGATCCTAAATATAGTCCTAAAACTGCAAAGATATTAGGTAATAAACAGGTAGGTGACGGAGAAAAATTTCATGGGCGTGGATTTATTCAACTAACCGGCCGTGATAACTATCGTATGGCTAGTCAAGCATTAGGCATTGATTTATTAAATCAACCTGACTTAGCAGAACGTCCTGATATTGCAGCCAAAATTGCAGTATGGTATTGGCAAACAAGAGTTAAACCACATATAAATAACTTTAACGATACAAAAGCAGTAACAAAAAAGATTAATCCAGCACTACGTGGATTACAAGATAGACATGCAAAGTTTATTGATTACAAAAATATTTTATAAAGACAACTAAATGAAAAAAATAATAACAATCGCATTATTAGCAATATCTACTATAGCATTTGCACAAAAACAAAAACCAATGAATATATATGATTTTCCAATCACTAGAGTTATTGATGGCGATACCGTAGCATTTCAAGCACCGTTCTTACCTCCACCATTAAAACAAGAACTAAGTATTCGTGTGTTTGGTGTTGATACACCTGAAAAAGGTCATAGAGCAATGTGTCCACAAGAAGACCAACGTGGACAAGCCGCTACAGCATTCACAAAAAATGCTATAACTAAAGCACAGAAACGTCAAGTAGCTATTATTGATTGGGATAAGTATGGTGGACGTGTATTGGGTGATATATTACTTGATGGGCAAAGTTTAAGAATGATGTTAATACAGAATGGATTTGCAAGAGAATACTACGGAGAAGCTAAGACTTCTTGGTGTAACTAACACACCTTAGGACCGGTACTAGTTACCGTGGTGTAGGCGGCTTCTGCCTTAAGTTATCCAATTCGCTACTGGACCTTATAAGTGAGCATAAATACTAATATGAGAGCAATAGAACTATACGAATCAGCCGCAAGTGAACTAGCTAAGAAACTTCCTAGCTTAGAGAAACACGACTATAATACCATTGATAAACTAATGAAAAATATAGCAAAAAAACATCAGATAACTGGTGATGCATTGCATGACTTATTTGTTAGAAAATATCACAAAACTCCGGACAGTTGGATTAAAGATAAACTAGATGAGAGTGGACAAGAAGATTTAAATAGTAATCCTATTGTACAGAAGTTTTTAGCTTGGACAAGTAAGAAGTTAAATTTACAAAGTACACCAAAGATAGAGTTTAGCTATGATAGTAAAGAAGCACAAGAAGGACATCATACTGGTAGACATAATCCAGAGACGGGTGAAGTATGGGTTTATTGTGCTAATAGAAATTTAGTAGATATATTTCGTACAGTATTCCATGAATTAGTTCATGTACGTCAAGGTGAATTAAATATGATTAAGCCTGGTGATAGTTATCCAGGTAGTCCTATAGAAGCAGAAGCAGATATGATGGCTGGAAAATATATTAAAATATTTGGTAAAGCACATCCCGAAATTTTTCAATAAAGAGTAACATATGTCAGTAACAATAACAGGCGGAATATCATTTGGTGGAGGAGTAGGAATAACTGCCGGACCACCGACAATGCCTACAGCAGGATGGTTTGGTGGAGGTTATAATCTTGGTCCAGGTAGTGCAGGTAGGTCAACCGTAGAACGTATGACTTTTGCGACAGATACTTCTGCATTGACTATCACCGGTCCTTTAAGTCAAGCTAGAAGGCAGTTAGGATCAGCGGGTACCCCTACTGCCGGCTGGTTTGCAGGTGGATATATTTTAGGTGGCGGGCCCGGCATCTTGTCCAGAGTAGATCGCATTACATATTCAACTGATACAGCAACTGCTAGCGTTCGTGGACCACTGGCTAGTGCTAGATACTATATTGCAGGCACTTCAAATTATACTACTAATGGCTGGTTTGGTGGAGGTGGTAACTTTGGTTCACCGGTATCTGCTGTACAAAGTATTACATATTCTACAGATACTGCAACTGCCGTTTTACGAGGACCATTAAGCATAGCAAGAACAGCAGTAAACTCAACAGGTACTAGTAGTTACGGATGGTTTATGGGAGGAGCCTCGCCAGGCGTGGTGTCTACTATAGACCGTATTGACTATTCAAATGATACTGCAACAGCAAGTATACGTGGTCCATTAGCATCCGCAAGATATACAGGTGTAGGAGCAGTTACTGATTTTACTACATATGGTTGGTACGGTGGAGGTAATTCCGGACCAACATCAACTCTGATACAACGTGTAACTTTTGCAACAGATACCGCAACCGCAACTAATCGCGGAACGTTATCAGGAGGTGTAAATCAATTTGGTGGTTCTGTTAATAACGGCACGTATGGCTGGATTGCTGGGGGCGGCACCCCACCTAATGGTGGTGCAGGGAGTTCAGTTATACAACGTATTACATATGCAAATGATACCGTAGGAACAACTAATGTGAGTAATTTAAGTCTAGGTAAAGCATTTTTAGCTGGTAATTCAGGCGTACAATAAAGGTAATAAAAATGGCAATAGTATTTAGTGGTGGATTTATAGCAAGTGGATTTACAATAGTAGCAGGACCGGCGGGATCTCCACCTAACACAGAGGCGTGGTTTGGCGGAGGTAGAGATTACTTCGGAATCATATTATCAACAATAAACCGTATTACATATGCAACTGATACAAATACAGCATCTGTACGTGGTCCATTAAGTTCAGTCAAATATCAACATGCAGCCGCAAGTAATATTCAATAATATTTTCATCACTGATATCCCCCGCTAAATATCTACATGTCAATATTAATAGGAATGCCTTGCTACGGCGGAGTAGTATCAGATAAAACAACTAATGCCCTCTTTAAATTGGGTAAACAATTAGTTAGAAATAACATAGATCACGGAATGCTCACACTTGCAAACGAAAGTTTAATAAGTCGTGGTCGCAGTCGTATAGCTAACTTCTTCATAAACAATACTAATTTTGAATATCTGTTCTTTTTAGATAGCGATGTTGGTTTTGAAGCTGATGATGTACTAAAACTTCTTAATCACAATAAAGAAATGGTATGCGGTGCTTACCCAATGAAAACAATACCACTAAAATGGAACTTCACACTCACAGAACCAAAACACCGTGAAGGTGATCTAGTCGCTATAGATAAAATTGGTATCGGTTTCAGTCTCATTCACCGTAACGTATTCATTCGTATAGCAAAACAATACCCAGAACTTAAATATACACCAACAAACGAAAGTACAACACATAACCCAACTGAAGATGAATATAATAACAGCTATCACTACTTCCATGAAATGCGTCAAGGTGATATATATTTACCAGAAGATTTAAGCTTCTTTACAAGAGCACGTAATGTAGGAATGCAAGCTTGGATGGATACTAGTATCAATCTATGTCACGTTGGTAGTCATGTCTTTCAGGAACTATAATGAAAACTAATATTGTAATTATTGATGACTTCCTAGATGACCCTTATCAAATGCGATTAAACGCATTAAACTCAAATTATCCAGAACCAAAAGATCATACATATCCGGGAAAAAACTCTGATAAATCTTACTTCACAGAAGAAATGCTAGAGAAGGTACAAAATCGTTGGGGTGATTACTTAATCCCAGCAGAAGGTAGTAGTTGTGGCTATTTTAGAATTAGTTTAGCAACTGATACCTTTGAACAAAATATACATATTGATCCAGGATGGGATGTAGGTGGCGTACTATATCTTAATACACCAAATCAATGTCGTCCAGAATCTGGAACACACTTTTATTATCATAACAGATTGGGTATAGAACGTGCACCAGCTACACCAGAAGAAGGTAAGTTCTTAGGATTTAGTTGTTATGAAGAAATACGTAAAAATATAATATATGGTGATGGGCTTGATAAAAGTTTATGGACACGTTATGCATCTAGTCCAATGAAATATAATCGTTTAGTATTGTTTGATCCACTATTATGGCACAGTCATGGTGATAACTTTGGTGACTGTTTAGATAACGGCAGATTGGTTATGTTGTTCTTCTTTACTAAACAAAAATGAAATCAGCTTACTACGTACCAAACTTCCCAATAAATCGTATCACGCAAACCGGTGAAGATGGTTGGTGTCATATGCCAAATCATCCACGTAGTCGTTATGATTATTTGGGTGCTATATTAGAACATATGGATAACAGTAAACGTATTGACCCAATACAAATAATTATACATGATGAACAACAAGTACATGCTGGACCAAGTGGTGTATCCAGATTGTTTGCATTAACACATCAAAGACAGTATACTCATATACCCTGTATCGTAAGTAGTGAAATATGTTATGAATGGTTTGGTGAAGATGTGGTTAAGATTAACACTACCGAAGAACTGTTAAGTTACTTTGATCCTAATTATTTACCTAAAAGCTATAGTTTAGATAACGGTGCATTTTGGCATAATGGTGCATGGAGTTATGAGGAACTAGAACGTACTATGAATGTATCAGAAGCTACAAAATTACGTATGAAACAAATGATGACAGAAACAAATTAAAATGAAACAAGAATTCTTTTTTTATAGTGGATTACCAAGAGCTGGTGGAACAATGTTAGCTTCGGTAATGAACCAACATCCAGACTTATATGTAAGCCCATTAAGCCCAACTGTAGAGTTATTGTATTACACAGAGAAATATTTTGATGAAGGTAGTGAAGCGTATAGTGCTAATCCACAACCGTTAGCTAAACAGAGTGTATTAGAATCATTACCAAGAGAGTATTATAAGAATATACCTAAAAAGTATATTATGGATAACAATAGAGCTTGGCCTAACAATACTGATAGAATTTGTAGATTTATGACTACTAAGCCAAAGATTGTATGTATTGTACGAGATATACCATCTATACTAGCTAGTTTTATTGATTTAGTAAATCGTAGTAATAATCCAGGAGAGAACTTCATTGACCGTTGGTTAGTAGATAATCGTATGGAATTGAACACTAGAAATCGTTGTTATTATTTGATGCAACCAACTGGGATTGTGAATCAGAGTTTATGGAGTATGTATCAGGGTTACAACAATCCAAGTATAAAAGCTTGTATGCATATAGTAGAGTATGACAATTTGATTAGTAAACCAGAAGAAACGATGAGTAATATTGTTGATTTTTTAGATATTCCATCATATAAATTTGTGTTTAACAAGATTGAGAATGTAACGCCTGTAGATGATGTAACTTACAATTTAGAGGGTATGCATAGTGTACGACCTAAGCTAGCTAGTAGGAATTTAGATCCTATGGAGATATTAGGCCCTGAGTTAGTTAAGCAGTATTCTGGTTTAGAGTATTGGAGAGAAGCTAAGAAACCGAGTAAAATCAAGCTGTTTAGTATATAATATTTGATAAATATACTAACGAGAGATAAATTATGCCAGTAACGATAACAGCAGGAGTAACATTTAGCGGTGGTGGATTGACTATGGCCTTTGCACCTACACAAGCAACAGCAAGTTGGGCGGCAGGTGGTTATCCTCCATTAACTAGGTCAACAGTAAATAGGATAACATATGCCACTGATACTGCTACTGCTAGTGTTAGAGGTTCATTAACAGGTAACAATCAAACAGCCGCAGGCACCGGAACTACTATATATGGTTGGTTTGGTGGAGGATACACAACAGCCACTTATTATAGCACTATACAACGAATAACCTACACAAATGACACTGTTACAGCAACAAATAGAAGTACACTAAGTAATTCTCCTTCTAGTTTAGCAGCAAGTACAGACGGAACAACATATGGTTGGTTTGGTGGCGGTGATACCCCTGGTGCCGGTAACACATCACTTGTACAACGTTTAACTTTTGCAACAGATACTGCAGGTACTACTACTAAGGGTCCATTAAGCCTTGCAAGAAGTCAATTTAATGGTATGGGTACTAGTAGTTATGGTTGGTTTGGTGGCGGAGCAGTGCCTGCATCAGTATCCAGAGTAGATCGTATTGATTATGCAAATGATACTGCTACTGCTAGCGTCCGTGGTGCGTTAACATCGGCGGTATATGGTGCTGCCGCAATCAGTGACGGTAGTACTTATGGATACTTCATTGCAGGAATTCCGTATACTAGTGTTACACAACGTATTACTTTTGCAAATGATACAGGACTGGCAACTACTAGAGGTCCTTATTGGACTGTTATATACGGTGCATCTGGATCAGGTAATGACACATTTGGATATGTTACTGCAGGAAACACCGGTACACCAATCTCTACTGTAGGACGCATCACATATGCAACTGATACAGCAACCGCAAGTCAGCGTGGTCCTATGACTTATTCTGCCTTCAATATAGCATCAAGTGCAGGTATACAATAAACAACCAATGATCTCTGGCGCTACCCAATCTGGGTTTCACTTTCTACAAGAACATATCAACTTCCCAACTGATACTTCAGTAGATTTTGACCCGCATAAACTAATCAATAGCAATAAACAAATAAAAATACTATGGGCACACTATGCTCATGATCAACCAATATTCTTAAACGTTGATTGGACTAAAATAACACATATAGTATGTGTAAGTGATTGGCAACGACAACAATTCATTAAGTATCTTAATATACCAAAACATAAAATATCTGTAATACGCAACGGTGGTGCAGATTATTTTACATACAAAGAAAAAACAAACAAAACTCTTATATACGCTAGTACACCATTTCGTGGACTAAAATATCTACCCTATATCTTTAAACAAGTATTAAAACAACATCCAGATGCTATACTAAAAGTATTCTCGGGTATGAAATTATACGGAGATAATGATACACAAGAGTTCAAACAGATATACAATGAACTAAAAAACACCCCAAATACATTCTATAATGAACCAATAACTCATCAACAACTAGCTAATGAGTTTAGAGAAGCATCAGTATTGGTTTATCCGAATATATGGGAAGAAACAAGCTGTGTAACATTGATAGAAGCAATGCGTTCAGGATGTTACCCAATATTAAGTGATATAGGTGCATTACCCGAAACAAGTAATGGTTATGGAACAATAGTGCCATTAGATGCAACATATCATCCAAGTGGATGGATACCAAGCAAACAGTTTTTAGATGTGTTTGCAGATAATATTTGCCAAGCATTAACTCAAACTAAATATCATCATACAAAAGAACAAGCTGAGTGGGCTTGTGAATATTATAACTGGAATACTATTGCCATTCAATGGCATACACTATTAAACAAACTATCAACAAAAGGATCAACAATGAAAAAGAAAATGGAAATATCTAATCTAACATCACATACAGGTGATAAGATTGTGCATGATGAGAAAGTACTAACCCAAGTATTTGATGAAATATTCCGTTGGGAAGAAGCAGATAAAGAACATGCTCAAGGGCGTAGCAATTTCCAAATTGAAAAGTTTATTGCACTAGATAACTATACTATTCCAAGTGCGTTCAATGCTATGTTGAAGAATCGTAGAATTATGGCAGAAGGCTTATTCAGCAAAATTACTGAGATGAAAGAACATCAACGTGAGTTTGATTATAAGTGGAACAAGAAAAACAAAGAAGAACCAATTCAATGGCCAACTAAAGATGGTGGCACTAAGTTGTGCTGGTATGATTTGGATTATTTGAATCTACAAAACTTCTTAAAGAGTAGTGAGTTAGAGATTCGTGATCGGGTACAACAGATTGCTACGTTTGATAAGATATTAGATAGATTAGTAGAACAGAATGGTGGTCCAATCACACGTGAACAGTTTGAGAGTGAAGACCATGTATATTGGGAGCGTAGATTAGCTAACCAAGCTATGGATGAGATGATTAGTCGTAACACTGGTATTGGTGTTGGTAACATTCACAGTATGCGTAGAGCCAGTGCTCCTACATTGATTTCTGGTGATGTAAATCGTGTTAAGAATGACTTCCCTGATTTAGGTAAAGCGTTGACTGGTGGTGAACATAGTGTAGAGTTCTTATTAGAGTTACAGAAGAAAGTTGTTGCTGGTATTGAAGAAGTTACCAGTAGTGATATTTTATCATTAGCTAATGAGAAGGTTACTGAGCGTATTGGCATTACTGAAAGATTAGATAGAATGCATGAGAAGCCATCAACACATAGTAAACCAGAAGTTTCTCCAAAAAGTTTGTTCAATGACAAATGGAATAGTAAATGAAAAACAATTTATTAACTAACATATTGATTGCACCCAATGTGATTTCCAAAGAGGGTGTAGCTTTTATTATAGAGCATGCCAAGAGACAGAAGAAAGTTGATTTATCTGTATTTGATCCAGAACAAAGTAACAAGAGTAAAGATACCAAGTTTAGTGTAGATAAGAAGGTTAGAGATACACAGATGATTGACCTAGAAGATATTGCTAGTGAGATTATTGATTTGTTTCGTAATGTTGTAACCAATGTTATTAATCCATTTTATGAGTTTGAGGTTAAAGATTCTGAGTTACCGCAGTTATTACATTATGGTATAGATGGGCATTATATGCCACATTGTGATGGAGAGTCGTTATGGAAGCCACCAGGAAATGAGCCATTAATTTGGCGTAAGAGTACTGATAGAGATTTGAGTACAGTATTATTTTTAAATGATGATTTTGAAGGTGGTGATTTTGTATTCCCTGAATTAAAAATTAGAGTTCGGCCAGAGCCAGGAATGTTAGTTTGTTTCCCCTCTACGCATGAGTATTTGCATGGTGTTGAGCCAATTACTAAAGGAACCAGATATAGTATTGTTAATTGGATGACAGTTAAGGGTTTTCTAAGTATGGAAGAAGAAACTCAGATGATTAATCATAAATACAATATAGGTATTGATAAGCCTATTAATAAAAAGGAAAAAACATGGCTAAGTACATAAAGCATTATTACGTAGATGGTGAGAATTTAGTAGAGTTCTTTGTTGATAAGAACATGGGACCAAATGGTAAGACACATCCAAGAATTGATGGATTAGACGTTAAGTTTTGGTTTGTAGACAATAATGGAATTGATTATTGTATGAGTGTAGTACCGGATGAGACTATAATTGTTCCGACAAATGGATTAGGTGAAGGCACCTATGAGCAGTGGTCCAATGAAGTTGCTGGCCAATTTGAAGCACAGAGAGCAAGTGTAGCCAGTAATAGTGATATGTTGACACGTTTGGGTAAGACTGAAGCTGAAGTATTAGCTATGAGTTTTGACAATAGTAGTGTTGATTCAATGTTAGCTAGTTTTGCTCAACTTGTACCCGCACCTGAAAACTTAGGTAGTTAATTCTTGTTCTAAGCCATAGTAGTTATAAATAGTGTGATAAATACACTATGTTAAAGGAAAAGATATGGCGATTGAAATAGGACCAGGTTGGACAATAGGTGGTGGGATAACAGTTTCAACTCCGCCGCCATCAGAAGCAACTGCTGGTTGGTATGCAGGCGGTGCTCCTCCATACGTACTATCAACGATTCAGAGGGTTACTTTTGCAACAGATACAGCAACTGCTAGTAACCGCGGTCCGTTAACGGTAGCTCGTATGACTGCAGGAGCAGTTAGCACACTTACATATGGATGGGTAGCTGCTGGCTATTTTCCAGAAACATCAACTGTAGAACGTATTACTTTTGCAAGCGACACCGGTGCAACAAGTACAAGAGGCCCGGTTCTATCAAGAAATGCATTAAGTGGTGCAGGAAATGATACCTATGGTTGGTTTAGTGGATGGGACAATCCCCCACCCGGAAAATCAACAGTAGACCGTATTACATATGCAAACGATACCGCAACTGCAAGTGTGCGTGGTCCATTAAGCGCAGCCAAAAGGTATATGGGTTCCACTGGTAATAGTAGTTATGGTTGGTGGGCCGGCGGCCTAGCCTCTCCAGGTACTACCGTATATGCTACTATGGACCGTATTGATTATGCAAATGATACTGCTACTGCTAGTGTTCGCGGAAGCTTAAATGTAGCAACGACAGGTTTATCAGCAACGACCGATACATCAACTTATGGTTGGTTTGCCGGTGGGTCAACTTCTCCGGGATCTATTGTATCTAATATAGATAGAATGACATTTGCCAATGATACTGCAACTACATCTGCACGTGGACCATTAACACTAGCTAAAACTAAGATAGGCGGTACCGGAAATACAACGTACGGATATTACGGTGGAGGAAATAGCCCGGCTGTATCTACTGTACAGCGTATTACATATGCAACTGATACAGCAACGGCCAGTACAAGAGGGCCATTAGTTGCAGCCGCATATGGTACTGCTGCATGTTCAGGAATACAATAAAATAAAGGTTAAATAATGAGTATAACAATATCAGGTGGATTTACAATGGCAGGCGGTGGATTTACACTAGTTCCCCCACCCTCAACAAATCCAACTGCAGGATGGTTTGGTGGCGGATCATATGGCGGATACAAATCATTGGTAAACCGTATTACATTTGCAACTGATACAGCTACTGCATCAGTTAGAGGTCCTTTGAGTTTGGCTAGAGGAGGTCTTGCTGGCACCGGTAATACAACATATGGTTGGTTTGGTGGTGGTACCGGACCAACTACTTCATTAGTGGACCGTATTACGTACTCAACTGACACCGATACTGCAACTACTAGAGGTCCGTTAACGGCTGTTGCTTATGGACAGGGAGCTACTGGTACATCAACTAATGGCTGGTTTGGTGGTGGATTTGTTGGCGGTAACGTTTCTGCTGTTTATAGAATAACATACGTTACAGATACTGCAACTGCAAGTTCACGTGGCCCGTTAAGTTCTGCTAGATATGGTTTGGCAGCAACTACAGATAATACTACATATGGGTGGTTTGGTGGCGGTGCTAACGCTGCTCCAAGATCAATAGTGGATCGTATTACATATGCAACAGATACTGATACAGCAAGCGTAAGAGGTTCACTAACTGAAGTTAGTAGATTTAATGCCGGTACCGGCACTACAACTTATGGATATTTTGCAGGAGGTTACTTTCCGGCAGCTCCTTACTATCTGTCTATTGTAAATAGGATAACATATGCAACTGATACTGCTACTGCAACTGCACGTGGCCCATTAAGTCAAGCAAGGACTCAGTTAGCGGCTGTTGGCAATGATACTTATGGATATTTTGGTGGTGGAGATGGTTCCCCTGCTACTTCTACTATAGACCGTATTACATATGCAACCGATACTGCAACCGCTACTAGTGTAGGACCAATGAGTCAAGTAAATAGACTTTATGCAGGAACTTCGGGTATACAATAAAATAAAGGAATAAGAATGTCAGTAACATTTAGTGGTGGAATAACATTTACAGGTGGTGGGTTTAGTTTTACAGCCGCACCTCCTTCATCAGCTACTGCAGGATGGTTTGGTGGCGGGTATGTATCATCTATTCCTTTCCCAAATAGACAGTTATCTACCGTTCAACGTATTACATTTGCAACAGATACTGCAACCGCTACTATTAGAGGGCCACTAAGTGCCGGCCGACAATCAGGATCAGGTACAAGTACATTTACATATGGTTGGTTTGGTGGAGGATATAATGTACCTACTGCATTATCTTCTATTGACCGTATTACTTTTGCAAGTGATACTAGTACAAGTAGTACAAGGGGACCGCTAGCAATTGCAACTAATAAACTAACTAGTACTGGTACTGATAGTTACGGTTGGTTTGTCGGTGGTTTTTTTCCGAGTGGTTTATTATCATCCAATGTACAACGGGTAGATTATGCAGCCGACACCGCCACTGCAAGTCAGCGAGGCAAGTTATATTCACCTTTTAGAAGTCAAGGGGGAGTAGGTGATACTACTTATGGCTGGTTTGTCGGAGGCACAAATCCGGCTACTTCATACATACAAAGAATTATATATGCTACAGATACTGCAACTGGATCTTTAAGAGGTTCGTTAGATGCTAGCCGATATGCAATGGGTACCGTTGGTACTAATACATATGGTTGGTTTGCCGGTGGGTTTCAGCCAGGGAAAGGGGGTGTATCTAGCATATCTCGTATGGAGTATGCTACTGATACTGCGATCACTTCTAGTAGAGGGCCACTTACTGGCAGCCGCTATAATAATTCCGGGGTAGCGGATACTACATATGGTTGGTTTGGTGGAGATACAACACCAACAACTAATATTAATCGTATTATATTTGCAACAGATACAGCTACTGCTACTAGTAGAGGGCCGTTAGCAACTGCTAGTGGTTATATGGGTTCCGTTTCAGGTATACAATAAAAAGGATTTATAATGTCAGTAACATTTAGTGGTGGAATAACATTTACAGGTGGTGGGTTTAGTTTTACAGCCGCACCTCCACCTACTGCAACAAATGGTTGGTGGGCAGGCGGTGCGCCATCAAACTCTGCAGTATCACGTATTACTTTTGCTACTGATACAGATTCTGCTACTACTAGAGGACCATTAGCATTTAGTCAATTTGATGGTCCTGGTTCAACTGGTAATGGTAATTATGGTTGGTTTGGTGGTGGCTACACTCCTGGACTAGGAACACTTAGTTCAGTTGACCGAGTAGATTATAGTAATGACACTATTACTGCATCTACTAGGGGTAATACCGGAAGATATGTGCAAGATTTGGGCGCTACAGCAAATATACCGTAAAAAGGTATCCAATAATATTGCAACATATTTCATGTTATGCTATAATGCATAAATGATTAAGATTACAGTTCCATTACCCAAAAGTATCACAATCGCATTCAGTGGCGGTGTTGACTCTTGCGCTATCGTTGACTTTCTAAGTCGTAAACACGATGTCTCTTGTGCTTATTATCATCATGGTACTGAACATAGTAACAAAGCACTAGATTTTGTATCTAACTTCTGTGAGGATAGAAATCTTCCATTATATTTAGGTGTACTAAATCGTGATAAACCTAAATCAATGAGCCAGGAAGAATTCTGGAGAGAAGAACGCTATAAATATTTCTCTACACTTGGTCCGGTTATTACCGCTCATCACTTGGATGACTGCGTAGAAACATATATCTGGTCAAGTCTTCATGGTACACCCAAAGTTATTCCATTAACAAGAAACAATGTACTAAGACCATTTCTCACAACAAGAAAAGAAGATTTCATCTATTGGTGCGAAAGTCATAACATTGAATGGTGTGAGGATAAGTCTAATAAAAATAACAAATATATCCGCAATTACATTCGCAATGAACTAATGCCACACGCATTACGAGTTAACCCAGGTTTACATAAAACGGTTAAAAAGATTGTAGAAGGTAAACAAAATACTTGACTTCCCTGCACAATTCAAGTATACTAACTAATTATTTAAGGAGAAACTATGTCGGATTATAACAGAACGTTTAATGGTGAAGCAAAAATTAAGCTTACCCAAATCGTAAATGAAGGGATGCATGTACTACATGAAATTGATACATTGAATGGTGGATTAAATGACACTATTAAAGCGGTGGCTGATGAGCTGGAAATTAAAGCCAGTACACTAAAGAAAGCAATTAAAATTGCACACAAGGCATCATTAGGTCAGACTAACAAGGATCACGATGAACTCAACACAATCCTAGAAACTGTAGGGAAAACCCTTTAATGTCATATGTGGATGCTATTCACAGTAGGGATGAAGACCGTATCTATGTAGTAGAAAGAAACAAAGACGGCAAAAGAGAATATAAAGAATATCCTACAAATTACGTATTGTATTATCCTGATCCTAAAGGTAAACATCGTAGCATATATGGTGATCCAGTCAGTCGTTTTAGTACTCGCAAACGACAAGAGTTTGAAAAAGAAAGACGCATCCACTCAAATAAAAAACTATTTGAGAGTGATGTACCAGTCGTCTTCCGTTGTCTAAGTGAAAACTATCTTGGCATTGATGCACCTAAACTTCATACATGTTTCTTTGACATTGAGGTTGATTGGAAGCCCGCAGAGGTTGATGAAAATGTTAAGGTAAGGATACGTAAAAAAGAATAATTATTTATTGATATTGAGGTAGTTTGTATAAATACTAGTATAAGGATTAATATGAATTACCACTCTATTTACTACAATTTGATAAATAATGCTCTTATATTAGGTCGCACTAAAAAACCAAACGATGGATTAGACCGCCATCATATTATTCCTAAAAGCTTAGGAGGTAGTAATGATGCATCTAATTTAGTTTTGCTGACAGGCAAGGAACACTATTTGGCCCATAAATTACTTGTTAAGATGCATATTGGAACAAATCGTAAAAAAATGATTTATGCACTTTGGTGGATGTCTAAAACCAAGATTACAGGTAATCATTCAAATAAAACAAGAATTACTTCTAGGGATTACGAACATTCTAGAAAATTATTTATTGAAGCCAATGTAAATAATGATCCTATCCGAAAAGCAAAGTTTAAAAAAAACAGGACAGATGGTCTATACAAGTATGATAATGCTAGTATGGGTAAATCATTAAGCCGCACTCTTGCCAAATTATCCAAAAAAGATATGAAAGAAAGAATGTTAAATTCTACTATGACTGCTGACCATGAAGCAAGAGTATTAGCAATAAGAAGGGGTAAAGCTTCAACTATTGAAGTGATAGACTTAAATGGGATAACAGAAACTATATTTTCGGATCAGGTTGTGGATAAATTAAATCTATCGTGGCCACAGATAAAATATCGTCTAAAAGCCCATAACGGTTTACTTTTAGACGGTAGAATAGTAAAATTAATAAACAAATATACAGGTGGTAATAAGTGGAAGAAGAAGAAAAAATAATAACAGTCAAAGATTTACGATCATTGCAGAATAAACAGAATTTTGAAGTATGGGATGATCGTTTGGGTGGATGGGTTGATATTGAACATTCTACTTATATGGTCAAGGGAAAACATGCAGGATTCAGTCCTACTAGTGATCCATTCAATCCTGTAACAGCTATCAGTTGTTACTTAGATTGGCTAGACCAATTAGTTACATTAGTGATTGCTCCGAAACATATGTCTAGTGAAACAGCCCAAGAAATCACTAATGAGTTTGAGAATACAATGCTATTCACAAACGAAAAAGAAATGTTTGACGTTTTCTTTCAATTAATAGATGATGCTGATGTACTAACTGGCTGGAACAGTGAAGGCTATGATATTCCCTACATGGTGAATCGTGTTACTAGAGTAATGAGTAAGGATGACACACGCAAGTTCTGCTTGATGGGTCAACTTCCTAAAGCTAGAGAATACGAGCGATTCGGTAAAACAGAAACAACTTACGACTTAGTAGGTCGTATTCACTTAGATTATCTACAACTATATAAGAAGTATAACTATGAATCACGCCATAGTTACAAACTTGATAGTATCGGTGAGATGGAAGTCGGTGAAAACAAAACACAATATGAAGGTACTCTTGACCAACTGTATAACAAAGACTTTAAAAAGTTTATTGAATACAATAGACAAGATACTATGTTGTTGGTTAAGATTCACAACAAACTTAAGTTTTTAGAATTAGCTAATCAACTTGCACATGAGAACACAGTACTGCTTCCAACAGTTATGGGTTCAGTGGCAATGATTGAGATGGCAATTTTTAATGAAGCACACGAACGTGGCTTAGTAGTACCAGATAAAAAACGAAAGGTTGAAAATGATGAAGAAGTACAGCAGGCAGCAGGTGCCTTTGTTGCTACGCCGAAAAGAGGCATGCATGAATATGTCGGAGCAGTTGACATTAACTCACTCTATCCCTCGGTTATTCGTGCCCTCAACATGGCAGGTGAAACCATCGTTGCTCAAGTCAGACAAACTATCACAGACCAATATATGCACGACAAGGGATTACGATTAGCAAGTGAAAAGAAACGTCACAAAGAAGGTGATGATGCTGTTACAGGAAGTATTCTATGGGAAAATCTGTTTGGTGCATTAGAATATACTGCTATTATGAACCAAGAACGTGGTACAATTCTTACTGTTGACTACGAAGATGGTCGTAGTGTAGAAATGTCAGCCGCAGAAATATGGAAGATGATTTTTGATAGTCATAAGCCCTGGATGTTAAGTGCTAATGGTACAATCTTTACTTATGAAAAAGAAGGTGTCGTACCCGGTCTACTAACTCGCTGGTACTCGGATCGTAAAGAGATGCAGAAAAAACTCAAAGAAGCAACTACTACAGAGGATAGAGAGTACTGGGACAAACGACAACTTGTTCGTAAGATTTTACTTAACTCAGCGTATGGTGCATTGTTAAATGAACATTGTCGTTTCTATGACAAACGTATTGGTCAATCAGTTACATTATCTGGTCGGCAAATTGTTAAGCATATGATGAGTACTATCAATGAAACAGTTGAAGGTATCTATTCACATGAAGGCAATGCTATTGTGTATGGTGATACTGACAGTTGTTACTTCACAGCTTATCCAACATTAAAGCCACAGATTGAATCTGGTCTATTAGAGTGGAATAAAGAAACTTGTATTGGATTATATGATGGTATTGCTGACCAAGCTAATGAATCGTTCCCTGCATTTATGGAGAAAGCTTTTCATGCACCACGTAAGAATGGTGCAATCATTAAAGCAGGACGTGAATTGATTGGTGATCGTGCTATCTTTATCGTTAAGAAGCGTTATGCTATTAATATCTTTGACAAAGAAGGTAAACGTAAAGATAAAGACGGACAACTAGGTGATATCAAAGCTATGGGTCTAGACTTGAAACGTGCTGATACTCCCAAGTATGTACAAGAATTTTTAATGAATGTACTACAGATGGTTCTACAACAAGGTAAAGGTCGTGATGAGGTTATTGAAGCAGTCAAGGATTTTAAACGTATATTAACAGCACAGGATAGTTGGACTAAAGGTTCACCTAAAGGTGTAAACAAACTTACATACTATGGTGACTTAGAATCTAAGAGCATTACAGGTCGTGCAAATATGCCCGGTCACGTTAGAGCGGCATTGAATTATAATTACTTACGTAGAGTCAATAACGATAATTATAGTCAAAAGATCATTGATGGTATGAAGGTTGTAGTATGTAAACTTAAAAGTAATCCATTAGGTTTTACAAGTGTAGCATATCCAGTAGATGAATTACGTTTACCCAAATGGTTTACAGAATTGCCATTTGATGATTCAGCAATGGAACAAACGTTAGTAGACGAAAAGATTGATAACTTATTGGGCGTATTAGATTGGGATATTCGTAGTAATACAGATACTAACAGTACATTCAATGATTTATTCAGTTTCGGTTAAATTGGTGTTGCAATTCGTAATATATTCCATTATAATACGTATTACAACTACCTAAATAGTTAAAACAAAGGAAAAACATGAAAGATAATTTACAAGATTTAATTCAACACACACATGGCTTAGGCTGTATTGATTTGATTAAAGTCAGTGGGACTGACACAGAGACAACTGTAAACGCAGTAGCAGAAGATAAAAGTGTTATCGTTAGCGGTGTTCTTAAACATCCTAGCGTAGAGTTTATTGGAACTTTTGGTATGCCTAACTTAGGTAAACTTAAAACAATTCTAAGCTTTGATGACTATGATGAACATGCTAAAATCAATGTTACACGTGTTAACAAAGATGGTGTAAGTGTACCAGAATATATTCACTTTGAAACAAAAGCAGGTGATTTCGTTAACGATTATCGTTTGATGAGTAAAGCTATTGCTGATGAGAAAGTTAAGAATGTAATGTTTAAAGGTACTACATGGAATGTAGAGTTTGAACCTTCTATTGCTGGCATTCAACGACTAAAACGTCAAGCAAGTGCTAATAGTGAAGAAAAGAACTTTACTACTAAAACAGAAAATGGTAACCTAATGGTTTACTTTGGTGACCCATCAACACACAGTGGTAACTTTGTGTTTCATCCCGGTGTTACTGGTTCATTGAATAAAGCATGGATGTGGCCCGTTAAAGAATTCTTAAGCATTATGGATCTTCCTGGTGATAAGATTATTCGTATTAGTGATGCTGGTGCTACAGAGATTGTAGTTGACAGTGGTCTTGCAGTATATCGTTACTTACTTCCAGCACAAGCAAAATGATAGACCATGTATACGGGGGTGAGTTTCTAGCTGTTACTAGTAGTAAGGGTTCAACTCCTTTTATTAACAATAGTAACCCTATTACAGGTACGGTAGCATACGACTCTAATAGTCAGACGTTGAAAGTCTATGATGGACATAGCTTTCTAACATTAGGTGGCGGAGTTGCTAACATTCATTTGACACAAAATGCTATCAGTATCTTAAAGTGGGCTGAACAAAAAATGCTAGAAGAAGCCGAGCGCAACAAATTAGCAGAAACAACCCCCGCTATTAAAGACTTGATGGACCAGATCAAAGAAAAAGAGGAACAAGTTCGTATTGTTCAAACATTGTTAAAAGAAGAAATAAAAGTTTAATGGAACAAGATAATCTATCAGCAAAACAAAACCCTGAATGGGCATTGTTCTTACCTGCAGTCAGTAGTTTCTATATCTCTGGCTTAGGTAAACAACGTAAAGGTGAAGAGTACTTTGATAAGGCACGAATCCCTGCACAATTCAATGGTGATGTAGAGAAACTAAACTTCTTAAATAGTAATGAAGGTCTTTATTATTATAAATGGGGTTTGTATAGTGCTGGTCATGCTAACTTAGATACAACTGTAAACGATCCTAGTGAAAGTATCATTAGAGAACGTGAAGCTGGAACATTTATGTTGGGTGATTCTGGTGGATTTCAGATTCTTAAAGGTCAATGGCCAGCTGATTGGAAAGATCCTAATTGCCCTAAAGCTATGATTAAGCGTAAAGCAGTATTGAATTGGATGGATACTTATATGGACTATGGTATGGTCCTTGATATTCCTTCACAATCCTTAACTACCTTTCATATGAAAGATAAGAATGGTAATAGTCTTCATGGTATCAGCACTATTCAGGAAGCAATTACTGCTACTCATATTAATAACGAATACTTCATTAACAATCGTTCGGGTAAATGTAAGTTCCTAAATGTATTACAAGGTCGTACACATACACAGTCAGATGATTGGTATGCTGAAATGAAGAAATATTGTGACCCAAATATCTATCCAGATACTCATTTTAATGGTTGGGCATTTGGTGGTCAGAACAAGATTGATGTACATTTGATGCTAACTAGAATGGTTGATATTATCCATGATGGTTTGTTGCAAGAAGGTAAACATGATTTGATTCACTGTTTGGGTACTAGCATCTTAGAGTATGCTGTATTGTTTACTGATATTCAGAAAGCTATTCGTAAGTATCATAACCCAAAACTTCAGATTACATTTGATTGTGCAAGCCCATTCTATAGTGCGGCTAAGGGTTTAGCATATTTCAATACTAATATTGAGCATAATAAAAAATGGTCATACAGTATGGAAAAGACTGCCGAAAAGAAAGAATATGCAAGTGATACTAGAAAATATCGTGATGCTGTATTAGCTGAAGGTATCCATAAAGTCTTTACAGATAGTCCAGTTACTGATAAACTAGTGCTTAAGGACATGTGTTATAGGGGACATGGTTTCTTGGGACAGCATAACAAAGAAACTAAAACTAGTTGGGATACATTGAGTTATACATTAATTCAAAGTCACAATGTTTGGATGCATATGAATGCTGTACAAGAGGCTAATCGTCAATATGAACAAGGTGTTGTTCCTAAGATGTTAATGAATGAACAGTTTGAACGTGTATTGTTCAAAGATGTTATTGATGAAATCTTTAGTAAGAAAACTAAACAGGAATCTATTGATTTGATTAATCAAAACAGTAGATTGTGGATGCAATTTCAATCAGGTAGTCAGGGTATTAGTGGTAAACGAACTGTTAATGCATTGAGTAAGTTTGAAGAATTATTTGAAGTTCAGAATGAACCAGAGTTTGAAGAAGTAATAGAGGATAGCGATGATGCTATGAATGAAATACTAGGAGAGTAATATGCCATATAAAAATCGTATTAAAATTTTAGAAGAATCACATAGATTAGTTGAGAATCAACTTTTTCAATTAGAGAAATCTGGTAGTACTGATGTTGAAAAAATTAAAAACTTAAAAGAAGTTAAGGATAAGTATTTTAATGAATTGCGTGTATTGAATAGAGCGCAATGGGATCATGACCATGAAAGGGTAGATTTAGATGATGACCGTTAATCCATCACTTACAATGAAATCAACACTATCGTCTGACACAGAAGAATCTACTATTTCATTTAAAGGTGGTTCCGATGAAATGTTACGTATAGCAAAAGATGGGTTTTACGTACGTGGTAAAAGGGTAAATCAGGATGACAAAGAAGCTGAATTAGTGTATAATACATTTCATCAGTGGTTAACATGGGCAACACTTAATAGGGATTATAAATGATAGAACAACATAAACAAGCAATGACAGAGAAACGTTCTCGGATTAAAGATAACGCATTACGTACCATCTTTGTACGTTTTCAAAAAGAAGGTATTCATAAATACCCAGCGGCCGCAACAGACCCAGCACTTGCTACAGGTGATGAGTATGATGTTAGCTTTTTAGCTACTCCACATAGACACATCTTTCATTTTGAAGTGTCTATTGAAGTATTTCACAACGACCGTGATATTGAGTTT